GGGACACAGCACAAATTCAATGCTCAAGCATTACCAAGAATCGGTAAAAGAAAAAGATATTGAAATCAATAACGCAATGAATGACTACTTCTCTCGATTAGATGAGACAACAAAAAAGACAACAAAATAAATTGTGAACGAAGAAAAACAATAGAAAAAGTGAGCTATAACGAGAAAAAGAGAGTTGTCAATACAATTTTTGCTGGTTCGAATCCAGTCACTCCGATGACAAAACTCTCGGTATATTCGCTATATCGAGAGTTTTTTGTTGCTTATTTATAGTAAAATTGCTATTACACATCGAATGTTCGTGTAATAGCTACCGAAATACTACAAAATTTTGTATTTGCATTTCCGTGAAATACAATATTTTTATTCTCTACAAATACCCCGAGACAACAAAAAGACAACAAGTTAGACAACAAATCATTAACAATAATTTCCATACAGTCAAAAACAGGAGCTTTTTACAGCTCCCGTTTTTTTATTTTGCGATACACTTTCTGTAGACTGCTATCTTGTTTGAAACCGCGTCTTCGTCATCAAGAAAGTCATACGCTATTTTTGCGTAGAAGTCAGGATTGTTAAGTCCGAATTCCTGCGCTGTGTTGTAGTAGTCCGAGTATGCCATGTTCATAGCCGCATAGAACGCTGTAGGATTACAGTCATAGCTGTGCTGCTTGCGTACATGTTCGGTCTGGTCGTAATTCCAGTGTTCACCGCGTGAGCCGTCGGAATTTCTCATGCTGTGTGTCCATTCTTCGGCATCTTCTATTGTGAGCCGTCCTATACGCTCGCCCTTGCCGTACTCTTTCATCTCGCGTTCGTAGTCTTCGAGACAGTCAAGACAAGATACAGTGTCCGATATAATCTCTATGTTGTGAGCATTAACAGGCATGTCCATGTATTCGTCAAGACGTTTGCGAAGCTTTTCCTTGTATTCGTTTATGTTCATTATCATCTTATTGTCCTCCCGCGCTGATGTATCTGTATAGCGAATCAATGTCGTTCTCCGTGAAGACAATACCCGCAAATTCTATCTGCCCCGTCTTGTGAATCGCGTCTTTCGCCTGATTGTAAACCTTGTCAAGGTCGATGTTGCCGTTTTCATCAAAAAGCGTTGCAAACATATCATCTTTTGTCAGTGAAGTTATTGTGTCCGTTACCTTTTGATTTATTTGAGGAATCAGAAAGTACACCGCGAATTTCTTTACACCGACAGCCTTTTGAGCAATCTCGGTATCGATATAGTTTGCCAGTCCGCGTTGAATCTGCTGTACATTAACTATCATAGCGCACACTCCTTAGCAATAAGCTCTCTCAATCATAATGTTGGATACTGCTGATGTAAGAGCTGCACCGGTGTTCTCAACCTGAATTGCAAGAGGAAGATTAACGGGAAGAGAAGCGCAGTTGCCGAACGCACGAACCATAAACGGTATTGTCACATTGACTGTATCACCCACAGCAGCAGCCGTCGCACTGCCTATGTACACCGATGTGCCGCCGACGTTGAGCGAGAATGAAACAAGTCCGGCAGCGGCAGAAATGGCAGATACATTATATGTAACTCTGTAATATCCCTGTTCAGTGATATTCACTGTGTCCGCGCCGGAAGTTGTCACTTCAAATGTCTGACAGCAGTTTGTACGAGGACATACGCGCCTTGTGATGCTGCCGAGCGGCATGAGAGCATTGGCGGCAACCGCCTGAATATTTTTGTTTGTGAGCTGAATCATTCTGTAATTCATATTTATATCTCCTTGTTATAAAAAATTGGGAGAGCTGCCGCCCTCCCTGAATCTGTATTGAGCGGATTGTTTAATCCATTACTTACATATTGCCGTTGCAAGTTCCACAGCCTGTGTTGCAGATAACTCTCTGCGGTACTACCGTCTGAGTTATTGCATTCACGGCAGCGGTTACGGAATCAACCTGTCCTTTAAGAGTAGTAATGCCAGTGGTGGTAGTTGCATTGATAACAGCCTGTTCAGTCCACTTTGCATTCTGTGTTTCTCTAAGGTCTTTAATCTGTCCGTCAGTCCACTTGTAAAGGTCAAGAATCTTCGCGTCCGTAGACTGTTCTGCTTTGAGCTGAGCTATCTCCATATCCTTTGAGTAATTCTCACGGATGAGGTTTATCTCGCAGGATGTGACTTTTCTGTCCGCTTCAAGCTGTCCGCTGTTGGAAGCAGAATTCACAAGCGCGGGAATAGCAGCCATAGCGGCGATTGTGGCAGTGTCAGACGGTTGTCTGTTGCCCCCGAGAATACCGCCGAGAATGTTTCCTGCGCCGCCGTTAGCGACAGCAAGTCCGCCGAGAGTTGTTCCGATTATGCCAAGTGCAGTAGTGCCTTTTCCGGCTACCCATTCAGCCATTTTCAAATACCTCCGAAAATATATTTATCACCGAACGTTGCGCACCGCCCGAAGACATACAAAAAAATCTCTCTGTATCTGATACCATTGTACCATCGCAGAGAGATTTTTTCTTTCGTTATTTTTGCGTTTATTTTGCGTTTATTTTGCCTTGTTTTTGCAAGAGACGGACGAGCCGTATCAGTGCCGGTTTGTGCCACTTTGAAACCGTCGAGTAATCGCGCCCGACAGCATCACACACGTCCTCCAGACACCCGCGCTCCACATAGAGGATTTTGAGCAGCCGTTTGTACTCCGGTCGGAGATTGCACTTGTCGATAGCCGAGGATATCAATTCCGTATCGTCTATCTCCTGCACCGCGTTTTTCTGCCGCACGTGCTCCGTCAATCTTTACGCCTCCTTGTCCTCGCTTTCTGCTGATTCAATAATGCTTTTCACGCCCTCCGCGTCAATCCGTGCCGCGTCAACTTTGCTCTCGCCGTAGATGTAGCCGATAATTGAGGATATCGCCGTAATCGCACCCGCAACCTTGCCCGCAATCTCGCCGTAGTCACTCTCGCCCACGCCAAACGACATTGCCACGCCAATAATGATACCGATGATTGTCACCCACAGTTTTCTTGATGTCAGCTTCTGTTTCCAGTTGATTTTGTTGTCCATATTATTCTCCTTTTTCATCTTCATAAGTTATTTCTTCCTCTCCGTAATCGGAGCGATATTCTTGTTTGATTTTTTCACGATTTTCCATTGCTGACTTGATGAGATATCCCACCACGCCGCAGCCCATGGGAGCGCCGATGTATGTCAGCAGTCCGTCAAGAGATGCCATGTCTGGAGCGATTATCAGCTGCACCACAAGATAGCACATTCCGAAAACCGCACCCACAAACCACAGCTTCACAATTGCGGACAGCGTTCTCTTTGAGTATTCAACGTCTTTCTTTTTCATGACTGCGTTAAAACTGCGTTAAATCTGCGTTAAAACGCAATAATGTTGTTGACCGCACGACTGCCGCCCGTTGACCGTCTCTTGATTCCCTCGACACGGATATATGAGCCGCCGCCGTCAAGAGCGATAACGTCCTCAAAGCCTTCGCCTTGTATCTTTCGCCAAACCTCGCCGGACTTGATGTAGTTTGCCGAGGTGGTTTTGAGAGTGAGTACCCATATCTCGCCGCTTCTGATGCCGAGCATGTTTCTCGACGTGCCGTAGGTGGTGGAGCTGTCCCAGCCCTCCGCGTTAACATAGCTCATGTCGACAGGCTTTTTGCCGACCACAACAGGCACTCCGCTGACGGCGTACTTGATTCCCGACGGGATTTTGTCAACACGTTCGATTGTCGGCTTGCCCGAGTACGGCACGAGCAGTGTTGACACCTTTTTGCCCGCAAACTGCTTTGTCGCGTTGTCGGCGATACTGTACACAAGGTGGTTGCCGTAGACGTGTTCAAAAAGATTTCCCTTAGCCGCCGCCGGAATTTCCTTGATATCGCACGCGAGATTAGCGACGGGGAGCGTGTACACCTCGCCGTCCTCCGAGCGGTAATTTGCGAAGAAGCCGCCGTTGATGTATCTCTTCACTCCGCCCTTGCGCTTGTCCGCGTCATGATAGATTATCGCAAAGTTTTTAGCGCGGGTGTATGTGATGCCGTCCTTGTCGTAGCTGTCCTTGATGTTGGTATTGCCTTTTTTGCCGGACACATCGAGACTGATGTTTGTGTTCACGTTTTTTTCTCCTTTTGATGTGGATTTGATGTCGTACTGTCCCCACTCGTTAGGTATGCCGAGATATGGTGTCGGGTCTACGGATTCACCGTTTTTGCGGACCTCAAAATGACAATGTGAGCCGAAGGAATATCCCGTGTTGCCCTCGATTCCTACTACGTCCCCCGCCTTGACCTTTTGTCCAACTTTGACTTTTCGCGCCGCCATGTGACACATGAATATCTTAAGTCCGTCCGGTGTGTCAATGCGAATGTAGTTGCCCCACTGCCATGTAAGATTAGACTTGTCCGTGATGATTGTCGACGAGCCGATAACTCCGTCACAAGGCGCAACAAGCGTTTTGTCCGTACCGCTGAGGTCTACGCCTTTGTGGTAGTCGCGCTGTCCGTTGAGCGTGCGCCAGCCAAAGTGTGATGTGAGCGTGACCTTGCCGGATTGATAAGGGAGATTCATTTTCACTGCGCGTTACCTCCGTCGTGCGGCGGTTCTGTCGGTAAGTCCATCACTTGATGATAGAGCTGTGTCGCAACGTCATTGCCGCCGAGGTTGTGGTAAGCCGCGTAGGCGCGTTTGAGAGCTTCCTTTGCATATATCGGGCAATATCCCCTGTCGAGATACTTGTCGTGATTGCGGATTATCTCTGCACGGAGAAGGCACTTTAAACCTTCCTCGAGCGCACTTTCATGCTTTTTGCGGAGCTTGATGTAAGTGACCGCCCATGTGATTATACCGCCGCACACAGCAGGGATGAGCCATTTCAAAATTATCATTACGACCTCTTTCATATTTCCACAACCTCCACATAAATTCCGACAAGCTCACTCAGTTTGTTGTACACAGGATTTCCCGTATCACGGTTGCAGATGTACGTCACGTTGTCCTCGATGTAGTACTTGCCGCTCACGAGAGCCATGTTGCCCTCATACGGTATCGGGTCATACTTTGTACCGTCATGCACTTCGTCAATCCTTTCATATAGGCTTGCCGTGATGTCTGGAGTCCATGTCTCCTGCGAGGTGTGCGCCTGTATGACCTTGTAGAGCTTGCCGAGATACTGCACCTTGTAGCCGACAGTGTACGCCGTGTCTTTTGCCCACTCGGGATAAAACGCCGTCATTCGTACCGCCGTAGCGTCGTCGACGGACAGGGTGTTAATCTGCGCCGTGATGAGCATTGACATTACTTCGTTTTCGCTAATCGGACGGTGCTTTGCTTCTGCCGCCGCTCTTGCCGCCATTTCGTTGTACTGTGCTTCTTCTTCCGCCGTCATTTCGCGGATTACTCCGTTGATACATATTTTCATTTTTTGCCATCCTTTATCTGCCGTATATTGTGATTTTGCCTGATACTGGCGCATATGTGGTGTTTGCCGTTGCCATTTTTATTGATGTAGCTTTGCCAACTCCAAACACAACATTATATGGGATATATGCGGTTGATGGAGCGAGATTGGTTGCGGATATAGCTTTGCCCGCCTTGTGGCATTCCCAGACCATTCCGTTATATTTTGCTATTGCGTAGTTATAAGCCAACCCGCCGCTCTTTGGTACATCCACAAAATTGACACATACTTTTATTCCATTTATGTATAAATTTTGCGCCGAATCCGTGCTTGTAGCATTTTGCAGTTCGCTATTAATCGTTAAAAATTCCGTGTAATTGTCCAGTCCCGTGACTTCAAAAGCTGCGGTTGCCTCCGTTACCTCAACCTCGAGGATTTTAGTCCATTCTTTTTCTGTTCCCCCACTCGGCATATCCACCGCTTCCCACTCCGTCGGCTTGCCTGACGTATCGACAGACTTCACTTTGATAATCTGCCCGACGGCTGCCGTAGCCGGAGCGGTTATCTTCTCGGCGAGAGCTGCCGTCACGACTTTGTTCTGCACGGGATTTTCTGAGGTTGACGAGAGCGCGTCGTCGACGGTGACGGAGCTGCCTGACGGCTTGTCCTGCGGGACTACGATTCCGTCTTCTCCAATGCCGAGGATTTTTCCCGCGTTGGCTACGCCTTGATTTTTGTCGAGTTTTGTGCCGATTGCTTGAGCAATTTCTTGTAAATTTTCTTCATAATTTTCAGCCGGTACATAGTTATGGAGTATATCTGTCAAGGCGGTGTTTGTGACGTAGTCGCCTGTTTTGGTGACATCTGTTGTTTGTGAGGAAAGATTTAAACTTCCACTCCAAACAGCTCCCGCACCATCATATACGGTTATATCTACTCTACCATAGTTCATTCTCCCAAATATTACGAGCATAGGAGACGACATTCCGGTTGGCACAGTTTGGTCATAGTCGACAGGAGAGATTATGCCATACCCAACACCCATGTTGTATAAATTAATGATATTATCAGCTTTAAGGTCTAACCAATATCTGACTGTTGGAATAGGCGAAGCTCCAATGTTGGTTCTCGCCTGCGCCTTCTGCTCGTCCGTCAGCGTTTGCTCCACGTACTGCACCGCGTTAGCCGAGCCGCCACCGCCCCCCTCTGCGGACAGCACACCGTTTTTATCCACCGACAGCCCGCTGCCGAGCGTGGAGAACGGCTTGTTCTGCACCATCTCCCATGTGGGGGTGTCACCGCCACCTACAGCAGGGATATAATGCCACTGCCCATCCGAACCCTTCACTTTGAGCAGGTCTTTTTCTATTTTCGGCATTTGTCTAAAATCACTCCTTTAGTTATAGAATATCTCATCTTGTCAGCCAATTTCTATTTCATTCGACTTATAGACAAGCAGGTAATTATATTGTGCGCCAGTATTGAACATGCGATAGCTATTTGTTGACGATATCGACAACACAAATGTCGTATTTGTAACTGATTCTTCAAAAGAGGCATCTCCATAAACCAAAAACTCATCATAACTATTGCCATACACCCCGCAAACGGCTATTGACTGAGCACTTTCCGGAAATCTGCTATAGCTGATTACTCCATTTAATGAAGCATTAGCATCGGATTTAGTCATTGCAACTGCGACCATCTTAAGAGAGTATCCGGAAACATTTTCATTTAAACTAATGCCCAATGTACTCTTTGAATATGGGCTTGCAGTTCCAGAAAACACCTTCACTTTGTCGTTGCTGCCACTGGATGCTCCTTCATAACTTCCACTAACCCCAAAAATTGAAACGCCTTTTTTTATGTTACCCGCAGTCAGATTTGAATCTCCGTTAACATATATGTTGCCAATAGTGTATCGCCACGCTGGCACTACCAACTGTCTTGTAGTGCCGGGATAAACGTCCTTCCCCTTCTGCGTCGTCATTTGATTAGTTGCACTTTTCGTCCCGGCAGAAACATAGCCTTCGCTTTGCGTTGCCAATGCAGTAATAAGCCCATCCGTTGCAACTGTTATAGCCGGAGTTGCTTGAACTACCGACTTGACAGCTTCGACAGTAACCTTGCTAAGTCCGTCGTAGGTCGAATCGGGAGTAATCACCTGTTCGCTTGTGCTCGGCGTAGCTGGCTTTTCTTGCAGTTTTATCGGGCTTACTATGATTTTGTCAAATCCGTCGTATCCCTCGCTCGGCGTTATCTCCTGTTGGACTGTTGTGGATTTGACATTTTTCTGTTGAAATTCCGGCACTTTGGAATTTCCGTGAATCAAAATCGGCATTACGGTTCACCTCGTATAATTATCTTTATCGGAATTGTAGCTGTGTTTTTCGTCCCGAAAGCCTTAAGCGTTATACTCTTCGCGCTCTGACCACCATCCTGTAAATTCAGCTTTCCATACTCCGTGACCTGAGAAGCAGTAGCGTCGGATGAAAGGAAAATGTCAACTACGCTGTCTGCCGCAACTCCGAGAACACTGAGTGTCTGCGTGTACGGAGCTTCACTACCAGTCCATGTTGTGCCTATATTAGCTGTTCTTACCGTCGCTTTAAACTTGTCCATATAAGCCTTTGCAACTTTGTTCTGAACAGGATTTGTTGACGTGTCGCTCATCTCGCTGTCAACCGTAATAGTCGTGCCGCCTGACGTAGGAGCAGTATATAGTTTCCCGTCCGTGCCTTTTCTGACGGGCTGAGTATCGGCGGCAGTGGCATCATCAGCCTTTATACCTCCGACAATATTAGCACCCGCACTCGGTACAGTCTCAATCTTCTTGTCAAGCTCCGCTTTTATGACTTTGTTCTGCACGGGATTGGTTGAAGAATCGGAAAGAGCGGAATCAACCGTAACCGTAGCAGACGAGCCGTCAGAGCCTTTTGAACCGTTCTTGACTGTGAATGTAGCGGTATTGCCGTTTGTCAGCGTAACAGTGATTATGTTGTCACCACCGTCAGCCGTAGACGTTGTTGTCTGCACAACAGATTGAACACCCACACCGTCAGTGCCGGAATTGCCTTTGATATTCACGGGAGCGGGATTGTCCTTGCCGCCGTCATTCGTCCATGAGATAACACCGTCCGCGCTTACCGAAGGAGTGAATGTAACGCCGTCCGCTCCTGTTCCACCGCTTCCCGAACCTATTATAACAGGGTCTCCAACAGTCTCGTCCCCACACATAAGTTGCAGTCTGCCGTTTACGTACCTCAGTTTGTCGGGAACAAGTATGTAAGTCTGCTCGCCTGTCGGAGCAATAACCACCCATACATTGGCACTTTCGGGAGGTGTCGCGCTTTCCGTTTCGCTCACGAATACGCCGCTGTCTCCGTCTTTGCCGTTTTCTCCAGGGTCTCCTTTTACGCCCTTTGCCGATATTCCTGTATCCGTCGTTCCTATATACCAGTTTCCGTTATCGCCGATGTGCGGGGTTATACCGTTGTCTCCTTTTGTTCCTTTCGCTGATATTCCCGTATCGGTGTCGCCTATATACCAGTTTCCGTTTGAACCTATGTGGGGTGTAACTCCGTCGTCGCCCTTGAACTCACCGCTTGCTACAGCGTCCTCAATGGCGTTATTTATCTCGCCCTTCACCGCGTCGAGAAGCTGAGAGAAGTTGTCTTTCGTGACTTTCTTCGTGTTGCCGCCCTTAGCCTTGTATGTGGGTTTGACATTGATTTTGCCGGGCAGGGATATAATGTTTCGCGTTACATTGTCGCTGTCGGTGACATATCCGCACAAGACGAAATGCGCAACTCCCGACACAGCCGTTGCTTCCGGCGGAACGTCTATCTCGCTTGTCGAATCAAGTAAAAGAACCTCAACGGGAGCACCGCGCACGGGATGAAACACAACCTTTTTCGATAGGTCTTTCCACCCGTCGGAGAACTCAAACGACAGCTTGATATCCCCGAAAGAACCGCTTGTGCCGCCGTCTATCGCTTCCGGTTCAAGAGCGTACTCATTCGCCCTTATCGTCTTTATTTCCGGCATCGTCTACCTCCGTTTCGATTTCCTCTGCCAGTTTGTACGCCTTTACAAGACAGTCCGCAATCGCAGAAACAGTCGTACAGCCGGTAACGCCTGTGACTGTCATTTTGTTAATCCCTTGAAACGCCGCGTCTATCATCGTCTTGCATTCGCTAATCTTTTCTTTTGTGTCCATTTCGTTCTCCTTTTATCACACCGCTTTTGTGTTATCTACTATTTTTTTGGAACCGTAATAAATGCCATCTGCGCAGAAGGAGTACTCTCCGCTGTTCAGTGATACATCGCCACTATAATAAGCCGGAGAAAGTCTTATAATGCCATTTGATGCCATCATTAGTATATCGCTAAGGCTTTTTGCAAATATCATACCATTCGCGCTTTCGAGCGAAATCGAACCTTTCGCTTCGACTTTGAACGCCACATTCTCTCTTGAGTTTGTCTCAAAATGCGGATTGTTTGTTTTTATAACCAAAGCCCGACGCTCTTCATCTGGGGAAGAAGCACCGTTGTCACGAGTTAAGATTCTTGCCATTACAAAATCTTCATCATAATACGAGCTATAATTCATGAATTCTATTTCAGATTCAGAATTACCGTATTTATCGGCAGTTAAAGTAATTGTGCTTCCACGGATGGTTGTGTTGCCTGCTGAATCCTTGGAATAGAATTTGACATAACCATCGAGATTGATTTTGTCAGCTTTTATTACTACAGAGCTTTCGCTATTGTTCACCGCAGTGACAATAGATGCCGCCGTGACTTTGCCAGTCGTCGCGTCGGTGACATTCGCTATCATCGAAACGGTAGCCATGCCCTCTTGTGCTTCCGCGATAATGCCCGCAGTTGCAGAACTTATGAGGTTGTTTACATCCGTTGTCGTAGTATAGCTTGCAAGCATTGATATAGTAGCCATCCCTTGACGTGCTTCAGATATAATACCTGCCTTTGCGTTAGAGATAAGCCCGTTCACTTCGTCTGTTGTGGTGTACTGGGAAAGCATTGATATAGTAGCAAAATCCTTAGTTGCATTCGCCACAAATCCGGCGAGTGAATCCGTTCCCGTTCCGTTTTTCCATTCGGCAAAAGCTTTGATTGAAGCCGAGTTTTCATTAGTCTTGACTATGATAGAAGCTATGGAATTGCCTGTTTCTGATATTAGCCGCTTCATACTGTCATCGAGATTGTCCATACCTATGTTGTACATAGCGTCAAGGTTGTCTCTGTTCTGTATGGCGAGCTGTTCCTTTATCGCCGCAAGTTCATTTTCAAGCTGTTTGAAACGGTCATTCTCTCTTCCGCTTATTTGTTTCTGTGCCTGTTTCTCTTTTTCGGGAACATTCGCTCCAAGATAATTACTCATTTTTGAAAACATCCCCTCCCCATGACAGAAGCAGCTCTATAGCAAGTATCTTTACGTCTCCGCTTCCCGCTATTCTCATCTTATGCATATAGCAGGAAGTCATTCTTATCATGCGCCGCATAAGCCTACGACCGCCCACAGACGATTCTAAGACGGCTTTTGTTGTGGTAGTGTATTTATCCTCTGGACGCATTAAATACGCTCTCACGCTTGCTCCACTTGCAATATCACACAGAACGGATACTTTCTTGATTCTGCGAACGTCAATTCTTCCGGCAGCAAAGAAATCGGTTTCAAACCACCAGTCGCTTTCATACTCTTTGCCGCCGAGTTCATTATCCGCGTTTCCTCCGGCGTTGTTGAAAGCGTCCTCGTCATAGTCGATTATTCTAATCTTGCCGTCCCTGCAAAGCGCGACAATTCCCCATGATGTGGTTGCGAACTGCTTTACGTTGTTGTCTGAGTTGAGTTTAGACCAAACACCGCTCTTGTAGGTATAAAGTCCGTCTGAAATCTGCATATACACACGGTCTTTGTACGAGCCGAACACAGCTCCGTCAAGATTCATCCGTCCGAGTTCTCCGTTTATCTTCTTCGGAGTACCGCCCGTGAATGAATACACCGATTCACCGGACGCGAAATACAGCACGCCGCCGCATTCGGTCAGCGCATACGGATTGTCACAGCCGTAAGAGCCTACGTCAACTATGCGGAACGGATTCTTGTTGTTGTAAACAAGCTGCATGAAGTCCTTTTTGAACAGCACAACGTGATTTGCGTATGTCGCTATAGCCGTAAACTTGCCGTCAGCTTTTACATTGGACTGCGACATTGACACCCACGCATTGGCGGAACTGCTTTCATCAGCTGTGTCAAGGTCGAAATCGGCATAATTGTTGAATGAAGAAGCATATACAAGGTCATCATTCACACCGAACAGCCTTGAACAGTATACGGAAGCATATTTTATCGGCGGATATGTCTCACCGAGAGATGCAGTCTGAAAGTTGGACGTTATGTTGAAGTCCATCGAAACACGGTCTGGATATATAAGAATCTTCCTCACATACATTGACGCCGCTATATTTTCGGTATTCGACGCGACATTGAACTGAACTGCGTATCTTTCAGTAAAATCCTCGCCTGTTCCTTTCGCCGTGCCTATCTCTCCGGTGTATTTAATATTGCCTGGTTTAATGTAGTCAGCCTTTATCTTTCCGCCGGAGCGGTATATCACAAGAAGCACGTCGCCGAATCCGTGAATTGATATCGGTTCTGTATATGTCTTGTACTCCTTTTGTTTTAAAACCGCTTTAATCTCCGGCGGGTCTACAATAACTCCGCTCGCCCCTGTGAGCTGTCCCGTATCAATATCGTTTGTTAGGTTTAAACCGCCGAAATTCCAACGGATAACGCGTGACTTGCTTTCGCCGGACGGTATGTACTGCGCACCATAGACAAATTCGTTGTTGTCTTTTGCCATGCGTTAACCTCCGTATCTTTTATTACGCTTTTCCGCCCAAACCTTGAAGCTCTCAAGCTGTGTGTTGTAGTCTGCAAGCCACTTTCCGGCAAGTCCGTCCTCGTTCGCGATTTTGTACGCTTCTCCGCGCAGTCTCGCCGATACCATGTCGAGAAATTCCGTCGGAACTGCAACGTTTTGATTGCCTGTTTCCGTCTTCATTATTGGTCGGAGACGGTATATAACCGTAATTTTATACGGCACTTCCGTGAGACTTAGCACAAGATTCCCGTTGTAGTCTGTGTAGTACAGATTCTTGTCAGAGAAGTTCATCACGCCCTTTATACCGCTTTTCTCAACTTGCACTCCGTCGGCATAAACCGCTATAACATCGTCATAGGTAACGGAAGCACAGCCGGAAGGGACTGTAAGCGTCGATAACATCACCGAATCGGAAGCATAGTCAATCTCTGCGGAAGCATATTCGTCAAGTATTTCGGTGTAGATGAACTGCTCGACAGTATTAAGCCATCTGTACCACGAATCAGATTGAATCTCTATCGAAATATCCGCTTCTCCGATTATCGAATTAATGAAATCGGAACACTTTACTCCGCTGTCATACATGGAAATACCCTCCGTCAAGCAGTCGTTTTCTGCTCATTCTTCGTGCATACACAGCCTTGTAAGCAAAGTCCGCTTCGTTCACAAAATCGGTCTTTCTGTCGCTGTCTCCCGTGATGAGATATAACAGGTTGTCGCAAATGGCGGCTCTGTATTCGTCGTATATCGGTATGTCCGTGTCGACTGTTCTCGGTCGCTGATATCCCGCGCCGCCTTGTATAACTTTCGACACACCGTATTTCCCGACAAGGTAGTTTATAGTCGTGTCGAGATGAGTGAGGAAAGTATTATGAGAACAATCAGAAGTAAGAGTGACTGTATCATATAAATCCTTTACGTTCAAATCGTTCCTCCTTTGTAGAATTATACGCAAACAGAAAAGGGAGTAGGGACTGTCCCTGCCCCCTTCTGCTTTATGCATGGGTTAGATTATTCGGTCTTTCTTTCGATTTCAATGCAAGTACCGGGGTTCTTGCAAATGAGTTCAAGGTAGTTTGCAAGGCAAGCACGGTATACGGACTTGCCTTCCATGAGGTTGAAAATACCGCCGCCCTGGTAAGCCATGAAGTCCCATCCGGTCTGTCTGAGTTCAAACTGAGATGTGTCAACGCCCCACGCCTTAGAAGCCGGAACAAATCTCTCGTTGTAAACATCAACCTCTCTGTTGCCGTAAACAATCTTGATTGAAGCGAAACCGTTGCGGTAGTTGTTGTTGGTTACATATTGAGTATTTGAGGACTTAAGGTAGTTGAGGAAGTCGGAATAGAGGGTGTCGCCCATCATGATAAGGTCAATCTTGCCGCGTCTCATTCTCTCGGAATCCTGAATAGCCTTGTTGATGAGAACATCGTCGGGTTCTTCTGTCTTCGCGGCAGTTACTGTGTAAGAGTAAGTGAGAGGCTTAAGCCAAGGATTATCAGCCTTTGTAAGACCGTAGATTGAAGTGATAGCGGAATCGTAAATAGTACCGAGACCGGTAATCTCTCTATCCTTGGAATTCTGCGTGTAGATAACCGCATTTGCACCGCAAGTGAATGTGGTGTCGAATGTAACTGTCTTTGTGGAGTGGTCGATAGCCTTAATCTGTACTCCTGCTTTAGCGACAGTGCCGCCGCTCTCGTAAATGTCGCAAGTAAGACCTTCCATGAGATAAGAGGTGTCGTTTACAACATGAGAAGCCTTTGCGGAAGTAGCTGCTGCGGAAATAGTCGCAAGCTTGCCTGAACCGTTGCCGAAAAGCATTCTGCCGACGTTCCATGCGCACGCTTCATATGATGCGTCCATCTCGTCCTTTACCGCGTCAATCATAGCCGACTTTGCGCTTCTGCCGAGCTGAATAGCCTTGTTGGAAATACGAAGCTCGTTGTACGCGTCCTTTGTGGTGTAATTGAGCTTAGAGTAAAGCGGAGCGTGTGCGTCGGGAGTGTCCTGTCCTTCGCCGCTCATACCAAAGCCGCCGCCGATACCGATTCTCGCGCCAAATTGACCCATAGAAGCATCAAGAGTGCCTTTCTTAATCTTCTGCATGAAGATTGACGGGTCAACATTCAGCGCGTTGTTCAGAAACGGAAGATACTCGTTAAGGAGTATGTTCTGAATATTGTTGAGGTCCTGTGTTCTGGGATTAGTCATTTAATAAATCTCCTTTTCTTGAATGATTTTATCTGCCCCAGTATTTGTCGACGTTAGAGAAGAGTTCTTCCTTTGTCTGGGGTCTGTGTTCCGGAACTGCCGCGGCGTTGGTCATGCCCTGAGAAGCAGTCATTTTAGGCAGGTTTTCATTTTGCTTTTGTATGTTCTGCGCACGCCTGATTTCGAGTGCCTTTTGAGCGTCAGGGTTCGCCATTACCGCCGATACAAGTTCATCTGTCGTCATAGTCTTGTTAGGGTCTGACCTCAGCCCGCGATTGATAAGACCGCCGAGAAGTCTCGCTCTTCCTGGTTCCATCGAGCTAAACTCCGGCATAGAGCCTATAAAGCTGTCAATCTCCGCATCGTGTTCGCGGAAATCGGGGAATCTCGGGTCATTGTAAATCTGGTCTTTCGCCGCCGATACAGCAGCTTCACGCGTTCTCGCTTCGTAATCGTCTCGCACGGGCTGCATTTCTGTCATCATCTCCTGGCGAATCATCTCGCGGAGAGCGTTCGCCATGTCTGCTTGATATTGATTCTGCGCCTGCGCCTGTTCGTCGGGGGACATATACTGAAGCTCGTTAATGTTGAGCTGAGGAAGCGTGATTGTTGCCGCCTGATTGGCAGCTTCTTCGGCAATTTGCGCTTGCTCCTGCACCGCCTGTCGTGACTGTCCGAGAGACTGCACAAGCTGTGATATCTGCTCTGAGAGCTGCTGATTCCGCGCTCTTAGCTCGTTTATCATGGCGGTCTGTGGGTCTTGTGTCGGAATCTGTGTCTGCTCCGTTGCAGTCGGTGTTGTTTCCTGCACCTGCGCAGCGTCGGCGGTATCTGTAGACTGTGCGTTTTCGACAGCCGCGGCTTCGTCAGCCATAACCTGTGCGTCTGCATCTGCCTGAGCTTGTGCATCATCGGCAGCCGCTTCTTCCGCAGCTACACGGGCAAATCCGGCGTCAAGTACATCGTTAAGTGACTGATATTCGTTTTCGTCGCGTTCGTTCATTTTAATTCACCTTTCTGTTGTAATGTCTGAGCAGCCATAGCCTTTTGCATTGCTTCTTGTTCTGCCGCCTGCTGCTGTCTTGCAAGTTTCTGTTTGTGGTCTTCTATGTGCGCGTCAAACATCTTGCAGTATTCCGGCGCGCGCTTCATAAGCTGTCTGTAATCAGAGCCGAGAGCATATTTAACGTGTTCTTCGATGTGGATTGCATCATCATCGTAAATAAATCTCTCGGGTATTACGCCGCTTTCGAGGTATGCGTTCTCGCGGTTCGCGTTCTTCCGCTGTAAATCCACTTCGGAGTATGAGGACGGCGCGTCTCGCAGGTCAAATAAATCAAGTCCCTGCTCAATAAAACGCTTGTCAATACGTCCGTCGTCTCCCGTTAGAAGTCCCGCATTAAGAGCCGCGATAAAATCCTGTCTCTTTTGGTCTTTGGAGTGCCTTAACTCGTTTTCGGCGGCAAAATCCACGTCATACGAGTTGATATCCTCCGAACACCATGTGTAAACTCCGCCTATCTCGTCCTGTCCGGCTATCATCAGTACGCGATAACCGCTCGAAAACTCCTTGTTGAGCATGAGCCAGACACGAGCCATCGAAAGCACACCGCCGCGTATGCTGTCGGCAGTAAGCGACATACGAGTTGAATCTATCTGCCGCAGGTTGTCAATCGCAGTGCCGGAAGTTACGCCGGACGGAGCCGCACCGACTACCATAAGCTGAGATACACCAGCCGTGTACTCCATATCAGACGAAAGCCTGTCAAGCATCGAATACACGATTGACGGCGGTTCGGGATAGTCTACTATCTCCGGCTTTCCGAACGATGGGTCATACACAAGCACGGAACCCGCTTCCATCGTGATTTCGTCCGCGTCCTCGTCCGTGTCGGGGTCTATGAGAGAACCGGACGGCACAAGCCACGGATTATTCGCCACAGTGTCAATAAAGTCCTGTATCTTGTTGTAGTTCTCGTTGTACGACCTTTGTAGAGGAATCAAGTCTTGTATAACGGACTTGCCGAAGAACTGTCCCGATACAGGCTTTGACTTAATCGCCACAAGTGGGAATACACCGGCAGGAAGTGAACCGTAATATACAATCTCGTCCTTGATAACCGTGATAAGCCGCCCCATAGGATAGCTTTTAGACGGATTCTCGAGGTACATTATCACTCTCTCGCAGTTTTCTCTCGTCGTTTTCGTCATGCCGTAAGAGGTGTAAGAGCTGCCGTGACCTGTCGTGCCGTTAGGAAGCGGAGTGAGAATATAGCTCTCAATCTCTTCTCCGTCAAACTTTTTGCCGTATAGGTCGTATATCTCGCCGACATCAAGCACGCGCTCTATGATAACATCGTGCTGGTCTTCGATTTCCTCAACCGTGAGCGAAAACGGAAACACTTCATACGGCGATATCAGCCCGAAAGCAATGTCGCCCGACATGACAGGCTTTTCCTCTGCAACAGTGTCGCCGTCCGCGTTCATTCGCGTCACAGTGCCGTTTCCGACAACCTCTCCGATTTCCGCGTCCCACCAAGACAAGGTAAATGCAGTGCCGCATAACTCGCACCACGATATCAGCTTGTCAATTTTGTTCTTAAAGTCCGTCACCGACTGGCAGTATTCAAGCAGTTTCGTTGAGGTCTTCGCTTTCTCCACGTCGTCGGCTTCCGGTGAGCGCGGATTGACAATCATCTGATACTTGACCGTGCCGAGATTGGCGTGACGCGTCTCCATCAGCGGAGCAATGCGGTTGTAAACTCGTCTCTCCTTGTCGGCTTTGGTCTCCCTCTCCGTGTCCTTAATGACGTTTTTGTACACGTCAATGTCGCAGTTTTGATGTCCCGCCATAAAGTTGGCGTTCAGCGTCCATTGCAACTCGTACCGCGCTCTTTCGTCTCGCCGTCTCTCAAGCTCCTGCTTTATCCCGTCTACTACGTCTTCGTAGTATATCCGTTCCCCCTTCTCATCGAGGTCTACGGGTATGTTCGGCGGGTCGGGCTTGTTTTTCGGTTTGCCGCGGAATAAATCAAGCAAACTCATGTACTACCACCTCCGTCTCTCGGCTTTTTGCGGTATGGAGATATAACTCCCGTCTTCCCGCGTCTCTCCGGCGGAAGTCCGCACTTGTCGGAGATAAGCCGCTCAATCATCTTGTCCTTGCGGAGATTGTCGTACATCACAGCCGCAAGCGAGACTGACAGCACCACCACAGCGCATATCAGTCCGTATATCATGCCTTGCTCCTTGTCTTGCGCACAGTCTGCACTGCGGGAGCATCGTTTTCCTTATCATTCTGCGCGTCTGTCTCTTCCGCCGGCTCTGCAAGACCGCTTAACAGCCCTATCGACTTAGCACAGTCGGGACAGAGGTACAGACCGCCGTTAAACACATCAGTCCTCTTAGAGTAGAGGTCGGTGTTTTTGTTGCGGCATCCGCCCATCATGCACAGCCGTGCGTGATTTATCTTGTTTTTCGTTACAGCCATACTGCTCATCTTCTCCTTTTTTTCTTTTTCCCAAAGACCTCAGCCTTGTATCTGTCTATCATCTTCTGCTCTTCCGTTCTCCGGTCGGGTTCGGCGGGAATGCGGGCGTGTGTGATGCACCAATAGCGTAGAGCGTCCGGCAAATGAGTTAGCTCGTGCGGCTCTGTAGCACAGTCGTTGATGTTGTCCTCGTCCGCCTTAATGGTGGATATGCACCTGATAAGATTTTTGCAGCTTGAGAATATCTTAATCCGCGCCGTCTTGCCGCCGTCTACATCATCGACTACCTTTAGCCGCTCGTGTATCTGCATCCAGCCGGATATGCGGTTGTTGTCGCTCTTTGTGAGCGGCACGCCGCAGTCTCTGTATATCTCATCAATTGTGCGTCCAGTGTCCTTTGTCCTGCTCCATAAGTCGGGCGGAGCGTATGTTACCCACCTTGTCTGTGACCTCGGCTCGCCGTGTTGAATAGCGGCGGCGGCATCTGAAACAATCAGTCCGTGCTTGTACACCTCTGATATTACATAAGCGTTGCCCTCGGTGTCAATCGCCACATACAGGCAAGCCAGAGCGTCAAGACCGTAGTCGATAGCCCTCTCAATACGCCAATAATCGGGGATTTGGAACGGCTGAATAACGTGTACATCGGGGTCAAACTCCTCAAAATACACCGCTTCGTCAACGCCCCACTCACCAAGTCCCGCTACCCTGTACCGCGCCGGTTGAGTAAGCCGCATCCGCTCAAACTCCGCCTTGTCATCGTCTGACAGCCACTCATTACACATGTAGTTTGTCGTAATCGCCAGCACATCAGGGGACGGAGTATCGAAAAATCTCGGCTTAATCCATGTGCTCTCGCTCCACGGGTTAAAAGTGAGCGAAATCTGACGGAAATATCCGTCGGGAAGGTCGCCCATGAGAGAATCACACAGCTTGTCGAACTCGTCCTCGTCCTCTATCTCGTAGCACTCCTCACACCACAGCCAGCATATAGCACCAATCTCGCACGTGATTGACGTAATTTTAAGCGAATCATCCAGTCCGCGAAAATATATCTTTTGCCCGGTGGGAATATATGTAATTTCGAGCGGTGATTCTTTACATTTGAAGAACTCATCCACTCCGAAACGGTGAATAGCCCACTTGAGCTGCGTGTAACAGCTGTCCTTGAGCGTGTTTGCGTATCGTCGCACGACAAGAGCGTTTGAGAGAGGATATTTTATCAGCTGATAAATGAGCTTGAGAGCCTGCGTTGTCGACTTTTTTGAGCGGCGAGAGCCTTTTATCGCGACGTAGCGGCATTTTGAACGCCACATCGTACCGTATCCGCTCCCTACAATGTCCGGCAGATACACCCGAGAGAGCTTGTCCGCCGCGTCAGTCACTTAGGTCGCCCTCTCCCGATATCACGACGGGAACGCCGCCGGATATCTTAGTCTCCTGCTGCGTCCTGTACTCCGGATAGCGTCCGAGCCAGATTCCGGCAAGCCGTGTGTTGAGCGTTCCGTCCTCAAAACGCCCTCTCACGTTGTTTTTGCAGTCAATCTCAATCTGCGCTATTACGCCCTCATAATCCTCATCGTCCTTGTACTGCACCCAACTGGAGTATGTGAGAGGGAGATACAGGCAAAATCCCTCTTGCGTATAGGTGAGAGGGGCAAGCACGTCGGAAACAGTTGTTTCTTTCACTTTGTTTCCGTCGGCGTCAATAGTAGTGGTTGTGACCTGCCGTCTTTTCACGTTGTTGTCGCATTTCGCCTTGTACTTCTCCCACTTTTCTGCAATTTCGTCCGGCGTAAATTTTTTAGGACGCCCCACATCTTGTGCTACAAACAAATGTTGACCCAATTTCTGCCACCCCCTTTTTAAATTCCTACCCAAATTGTAGGAGTTAGGCAAATGTCTAAAATAAAGTACACAAATGCCGAATATCACTTTATGTGTCACTTATAGCACATTTTATCCGATTTGTCAAACATTCGTCCATCAAAATTTTGTATTTTGGCGAACAGCTGTACAAATATTTTGTATTTTGGCGAAATAAAAAAAAGAAATATCATGATATTCCTTTTTTGCAATATTACAGTTGTAAAATAAGAAAGAAAAGAACCAAAAGAAAGAATATATGTAATATAGTATATCTATAGACTTAATAGCGGTCTTAATAATATAGTATAAGAGAGAGTATATATAAAAAGAACTATAGGAATAACTATATTATAAGATACTATAAATATAGTATATCTATAGTACTATAGTAATACTATAAATATAGATACTATATTATATATTAATACTATAGTTTTATAATATACGCAAATTCGACTTTTTTTCTTTTTTTGATTTGTGAGCAAATAAAAAGAGCAGGGATTACTCCCCGCCCTGTGAAAAGCCGTCCGCACTCATCTGTCGGTCTATCGCCTTAACGATGTAGGCGTTGAGCGATAGTCCGGTCCTCTCAGCCGCCGCCTGGATAATGTCCTTGCGCCCCTTGTACACGCGCAACATGATAGTGTCGTAAGCTTTTTTGTTGTAGCGGTCTTTCACCTCGCTCGAGGTTTTTCCCACGTCTCTCACCTCCCCTCTTTCTCTCCTTATTATATCACATATATCATACTGCTGTCAGTATGCAAAATCAACAAATTCCCTCTCATATCTTTGTGCAACATTCCCTATTGACATACTGCTATCAGTATGATATAATATAGTCACAGCGAGGGAAACAAAACCTCGACAACAAAATCAAAAAATGAAAAAAAATCAAGGAGAAAAACAAATGAAATACTACGTACAGATGATAATCGCAACAGGAAGCTACACTCAGGAGCTCGACCAGCCGGAAGAAATCGAGAAAGAAGAATTCACTCAGAAGAACATCAACGACTGGTGCGAAAGCTACATCGCCGACAACTACGGAAGCGACGAAGACGAGCAAAAAGAAAGCGGAGCACCCGATATTGACAGCCTGGGATTTGTCCTTACCGATGAAGATGGAAACGAAATCGAAACACTTTTCCACCGCGCTTAAGACTCCGCCTGACGATGGCTGGGCGGCACCCAGCCGAAACCCCGCAAGGGGTCGCGGAAAGCCAAAAAATCAAAAGCCGAAAGGAAATACAAAAAATGAAATTTGAAACAATATCTGAATACGAAATTTTGAAGCATGCCTACTATCACATCATGGATAAATGGCTCAAAAGAATCGAGCAGAATGACGAATACAAGAAAAAATACGGCAGAGAAAGTAAAATCGAACGACACTGGATTGACAAGTACAACGAGCAGTTGAACGAGCTCCACGAAGCAATCTGCAAGTTTGAGCAGGCGGAAACAAGAGCATAGCAGAGTGGCGGGAGCAATCCCGTTAATGCGGTCCGGCAGGCGGTCACAAACCCCGACAGCCGAAAGAAAGGAAAAAACTATGAAGAAACTTACATCACTCGCCCTTATCATTATGTCGGGCATAGTCTCCTGCTCCCCCATCAAGCAGGAGCGTTACCAAAGCGGCGTTTATACCGCCGTCAACAGCGGCTGCGGCTACATCATCACCGCCGACGGCAACGTATGGAGTTACTTCGACCGGTCAATTCCCAGCGGCTCTTCCGTCCTCGTCACCATTTCCGACGAGGGAACAGAGGAAATCGAAGACGACGTAATCACAAACGTTGTCGAAAAATAAATCTAAAAACTTTTGCAAAACCTGTTGACAAATGCGCCAATGGGTGGTATAATATAGGCGTAAAGAAAAGAAAGACAAAATCAAAGGAGAAAAATCATGAAGCTTATCGACAAAAACACAGGAAAAACCCTCTATTCGGTTCTCGGCGGAGAAAACCTCACCCTCGACGAAGCTATCGAGTGGGCAGGAGCGGAAGCCACCGAAGACCAGACCTACATCATCGACGGCGAGGAATACTCATACGAAGACCTCGACTGGGTGGCTAACAGCTACCAGCCCGACGACGAGCCGGAAGAACCCAAAAGCTGGGCGGTGAGAATCGCTCTCCTCCACGAAGACTACCCCTACGACGGTGAGACCAAAGCTTACTACGGATTCGACGAAGCAGAAGAAGATGCTCGCATCATAGCCGAGAGAATCGACAAATGGGAAGATTCCCATTCTCGCCGCTCACGCCGCCCCGACGACCTCCCGACTGACGGAGGTGTCGACGGCTACGAGATAGCTTTTGAGTCATCTCCAGAACTCCACAACATCCTCAACACGCAGCCCGCCGAAAACCTCCTTTACGCTTACGTCGTCGAGAGCGGAAACCTCCTCAAAGTAGTCGACGAGGACGCGGAGGGCGGAATCGAGCTCCGCGAGCTGCTCGAAACCAAGCATAGCCGTGCGGTCGAACTCCGCTTCTCCTACTCCTTCGCCGAGCTCGCCAAGGAGGTCATCATCGACCAGGGCAAGCGAATCACCGCCGAGGAAGCTATTAAAAGATACGGTTTTCTCCGCCTCATCGACGACATTTTCGCACAAAAGTGCTACGTATATAAGGATTACGCGCTCGACATCATCGGCGAATATCACGAGAAATATGACGACGACGAGAAAAACGACTACTACGACGACGAGCACAGCTACGCTCACACGATTAAGAGACTCACCGAACCCGGCTACCACATGACACAAGTAGAGCTCATCGAAAAGCTGGCAAAGCGCGACTGTTTCCCGGAGGGGGCAGTCCTTTAATCAAGTCGTCTAAAAAGCCGCAGAAATTCTCGGCGTAGAAATCTGAAAAGCCGACCGAGCGGCTATAAAAAGGATTTAGGCTCGGTGCGTCCTGCCGGAAACGGCAGGGGTATCAAAATCGAAAGGTGAATCAAAGCGGAAGTTGATGAAATCATCAAATCAGCTGAAGCGGAAACCGCATTTTCGACCGACATCAACCGCTCGAAAAACATTATCGCCTGCTATCGTGTGAAAGGAACGCCGTTCTATTACGCTTCTTCCCCGAAAAAGACGAGGAATACCGCGCAAGGCGTGAGAAAATCCACGGATTGCAGAGCGAAATCGACTTTGAAAATATGGTAAAAAACGGTCAATTCCAATATTAAGGAGGTATAAGTCAATGTTATTGTCAGATTTCCACCGTCTCCGCATCGCCGCGGAGGAATGCTCATCACTTGATGAGTACATCGCCGAAGAAGGCGGAAGCCTGCCGGAGGAATGCTACCCCGCCGACGGAAGCGGAGACGCGCCAATCAAGATTTTAACAATAATCTGGGAGCTGGCGCACGATTTTTGCGCATCAAAAGTCCGCGCCGTCAGCGGCATGACGCAAGCGGAATTTGTCCGCGAGTACTGCATACCGAGAAGAACCATCGAGCATTGGGATGTGGACGAACGAACGCCGCCGCCCTACGTCCTCGAGCTGCTGGCGGCGGATGTTGTGTCGGCGAAAATTAAGGAGGTGATGGAAGAAAACTGAAAAAACAGAATGGCAACGGATTGGCGAAGCTACGCGGGGACTAGTAATGCATGGAAAAGCAGAGAAACGGCATCGCACAGTTGGCAAGGATTAGAGAAGCAGTGGAATAGCACTGCAATCAACAGATGGAAAAGCAAAGGATAAGCAGGGCGCAGATTCGCTCAGAGTGCCAAGAGAAGCAATGAAATGGCACTGCAATTATATAGATGGAAAAGCAGTGAAAAGGAAAAGAAAGGAATAAAAAATGGCAGATTTTGTAGCAAAAAAGTTAAAAGTTAGATTGACGTTTGTGGAAGAAGTGTTAGGCTCGTCTCCATCAAGCGAGAAAATCTATAGCGAGTACATAGCAAGCAAAGCGCCGGACTCGCTTGACACGGAGGACGAAATAGAAGCAATCGAAAACGAGGAAGACAAAGGCGTGACGGTCTTCCCCAAACAAAATGGCAAGCCAGGCGTGTGGGATTATCAGATCAAAGGCGCGTTTAAGGACGCTTGCGGCGGTCTTTCCCGCGTAAAAACGACGGAATCAGCCAAAATCAAGGCTTACAAAAAGGTCATTGATAAGTTGATTTTTGTCGAGCCGCGTTTCGCACCGTATAAAGTCAACGGCGAGCTTGGCATATGCGAGCGACCGCTGAGGACAAGCGGCGCGACAGGCGAAAGAACAGCACTCGCCGCATCGGAAACACTTCCTGCCGGTTCTTCCGTCGAGTTCACAATTCTGCTGTTCGATGAAAAACTCGAGCCGGCAGTCCGCGAATGGCTTGACTACGGCAAGTACAGCGGTTTCGGGCAGTGGCGGAATTCCGGCAAAGGCAGATTCACCTGGGAAGAAATCAAATAAAGCAAAAAAAGAGAGCCGAAAGGCTCTTTTTTATTTTGTATCCGTAATGTATTCCGTGTTTTCGTGCCGTATCCATCCTCGGTCAAGGTGCGTGTTGTCGTATATCGTCATTCCGACGAAAATAGCCGCCATTATCACCGCAATTGCCGCGCAAATGTATTTTTCGACCCGTATACGCAGTATCTGTCTGTCTTTGTCCGCTATAATCCGCTCGGTTTCCGCCTTTATCCGTTCGATTTCCTGCTGGTGTTCTTTTTTCATTGCTTCTATAACATTGCAAGCACTCTCTTCACCGGGAGGTTCTTCTCGCGTTTCCGTTTCTTCCTCGGAACATAGCCCCAGTGCTTTTTTGAGCGCGTTTGTCACTTCCACACTCGGAGATTTCACTTCGTTGCTGCAGTACCGATGCACCGTCGAGACAGATATTCCCGTTTTGTCCGCCAATTCCTGATAAGTCATACCTTGCTTCCGTCGAGCTTCTTCAATTTCATTCCTTTCCATTCGATTTTACTCCTTTTCAAATGTTTAATCAATGTTGTTCAACTTCAATCGTCGTGTTTTCTGTCGATTTTTCTGCATTTTCCCGTATTTGATGTGTTTTTCCCATCATTTCCCATATCTGACTGTTGCTTTTCCCGTCTCCTTGTGCTATCCTAATTATACCATAGATTACCAAAACACACAAGAGGAAAGGAAAAAATACATGGATAATCGTAAGTTTGACTTGTTCGATATCATAAACCGGCTCAACGATAAAGGAATCGTTATCCTCTGGCGTTTCGCGAAGTTCTTGTTCAGTAAAAGAAAATACCGCAAATAAACACATTTTCCGCAATTACGGTATTTACAAACGCGTGTTCGTGTGATATAATAAAACCAACAAACCGCCGGAGGGGAATATGACAGTAACAGACTGCATAAAGGAACGACTAAGGAAACTCACGCCGGAGCAGAAGAAAAAGCTACTCGACCTGCTCAAACAGGTAAAAAACGTCTCGAAATGAGACGCTTTTTGCATTATTTGCTGGTTGTTATACGACTTGAATTGTCGCTTGCTTGATAAGTCACTTCGCAACCAAGCAACTTTGCTATAGATTTAAGCGGCACATATGCTGTTCCATCGTGTACAAATGGCATTACAGCCATGCCGTTTGAATCAGTAAAATAAGCTCTCTCACCGTCTATATACACCGAAATACCATAAGTCACATCAAGATATATCTTGTTGTCCGGAATAATTTCGGGTATCTCTTTCTTCACGTCTGTTTCGCTCGTTGCATCTGTCTTTTCTTGTTGTATTTGTGCGATGTACTCTTCTTTGGTTATAGTGCCATATTTTTTGAGATATTCTTGAAGGTCTTCTCCGAGTTCGGATATCTTAATTTTTTCAGTTTCTTGAGTTTCCGTTTCTTTTGAAGTAGTCGAAGTTTGATACAATGACGTGTAAGGGCAAACTCCGTTTACATGCTGATGCGCCGGATAACCGTGATGATAATGGTATTCGCCTGTGCTGCGGTTATAGTGTCCTCCGTTCGAATCTGTCCTGCCCGAGTGCGCGAAGCATAGCACAGACAAACCAATTGCTGTTACAAGCGAAAGAATAATTACAAATATTCGCTTTTTCATTTCCCCCTCCTGATTGTTTTTTTTATTTTTTACGCTTTTTCGCCGCTTTTACGGCAATTCCTATTGTCCCTCCCGCAGCAGCTGCGCCAACACCGCACACGGCAACATTTTTGGCAACCTCCTTCCGCTTTCTCTCTTCCTCTTCGCGCTTTAGCCGTTCTTCTTCACGTCTCTTAGCTTCTTCTTGAGCCTTTATAACATATGGACAGCTTCCGTCGGCATAGTGATAATGCGCAGGCTTGCCATGATGGTAGTGATAATCACCTGTGCTGTGATCATAATGTCCGCCGTCAGAATCTGTTCGCCCGCTGTGTGCTACACATGGCGACGCGAGTACAAGAGCCAGCAATATCGCAATAACAGCTGTTCTTTTGCATTCTTTTGTCCGCATTACAGTCGACCTTTCCGCTTCCACTTTTCAAGCTTCTTCTCCACTATCCTCGACACACGTTCTTCTGGCTTCTCTTCGCCAAACAACAGCACCAAAGCTCCAACAACGGAAGCAAGCATAATCGCAACGCAAACAACAACCTTTATGATGTTCGACACGATTTCACTCGCACACCACTGATTCATAAAAAAATATCTCAACCCCAGGCACTTTTCGTCATAACAAAGAATTGCAAGAATCGAAAACGCAAATACGCAAGGAACAAATGTGATAAACACAACAATGTTAGGGTGATTTCCGCCCAATCTGTCAAACCACTTAAACCGAGCTGATAAGAGTGACACCAAAAGAAACCACATCTCAAGAGTGTAAGGGAGTAGGAAAACTGCAAACACTGTCGCAATTGTACAGCCATAAAGCGTACTCACTTCTTCCCCTCCAATCTGTCAAGCGTATCCATCAGCCAACCGCGCATATCCTCCGGCAAGGCTTCAATCCGCCTGTATAATTCCATATCAATATCCTCAGCTTCCACCTCGGGAGCCTTTTCTTTTGCTTCCGGTTCTTCTTCGTCGCACAAATACTCAACCGTCGTTCCGAGTATTTCCGCGATTTTCGCTAAACGTTCATCGGTCAACTTGTTCTTACCGCGTTCAACATCCGCAAGGTATGTCCTGTTTAAGCCTAATTGTTCGCAAATAAAGCTCTTCTTGACGCCTTTTAATTTAATTAGAGCGTTGATTTTGTTGATGTTGTACACAAAGAAATACCTCTTCTTGTCAAAAACATAGAATCCCAATTTTTGTTGGAAATCTCTTGACTTCCCAACGATTGTTGGAGTATAATATACACGTAGCCGGAACACAGGAGAGCTTCGGTTACAGTCTGTCCTCCATTTTTGATTATACCGTGTAAGCGGCGGATAGGGCACACGCCGAACTGCACGGACAACGCGTCATATGTTCAACGGTAGACAGTGTCACAGTGACACAACAGCGGTTCGACTCCGCAAGGCGCGTCTTGTCATTGAGTTGTTTTCTCATTGATTTTACTCCTTTCGACGAGAGATAGGTCTCGGACATTCCCTGTCTCTCGTACTGGGGAATCGCCAAACGGTAAGGCAAGGGACTTTGACTCCCTCATCGCAGGTTCAACTCCTGCTTTCCCATTTCATCACCGATTAACCTCCGGCTTGTCCGTCCTCCCGAGAAGATAGTCAACGGACACGTCGAGATAATCGGCAATGCGCACAATTGCTTCGAGCCGGGGATAATACCCGCCGCTCTGCATGGATGAAAGTGTATTGATACTCAGCTGGCAGTCATTGAGCATCTGCTTAATTGTAACGCCCCTGACTTTAGCGGACTTCTTAATAACCGCCGCTACCTCTTGTGTACCATACACAAAAAACACCTCCCGAAATTGTGCAAGCATACAAATCACAAGAAGTTGTGAGTAACCCATTGAAAATCACAAGAACTCGTGATATAATAATTACAGCAAAGCCACCGTAACGACTTCGCTGAATTTTTTCGAACAGCACAGTAATATGTTGTTAGCTAATCGAAGCAAAGCGAAATCGCCCGGTGTGACCCGAACGAAAACATATATAAACTCTAACCAAGGTCATTATATCAAGTTTTCGAACGGCTGTCAATATTCATTTGCGCAAAACTCCAACAAATTGTAGAAAGAAAGGAGGAACACCCTTGTATAACATAATCAAATCAAGAATGGCTGTTATCGGGCTGAAAAACGTAGACATAATAAGAATCATTAACCAGCGTTATAACGAACACTTAATCCCACCTACATTTTCAGCCGCCCTCACAGCTTCCCACAAAACCCCTCGTCAGGAACAAATCTGCGACTGGGCGGAAGAAATCATCACAGAAAAAGAAAACGAACAGAAACAGTAAGAAAGGAGACAGCCGATGAACCGCGACCAGCTCACCGTAACAAAGCAGTGCGCCATAGTATGGCAAAACGTAGAGTATCTGAAATCGCTTAAAGGCGCAACAGATACCGACATAGCACGAGCGATGAACAGAAGCGTGCAGACCGTAGTAAACCGCAGGTCACACCCAAGGAACACCACGGTCGACGATTTGATAAAGCTCGGCAAATACTTCAAAATCCCGCCAGCATCCCTGTTAATGCCCCTCGTAGCCGCAGAACCGCCGAAGCCGGAGGAATACATCAAATGACATCCCCCTACAAATTCAGCGAGTGGACATACGTTGATAAGGCAATCGCCGAAAATCGCCACGTATGCACCCGCTGTCACAGTGACATTACATCGGACCACATCGGAAAGCCCGTCCTCATCACATACGACGGAGACAATATCGAGTATATTTGCCCCGACTGCACAGCAGACTTCTTCTTCTACTCCCTCGGCAAGACGCTAGAAGCACTGAATTGCGACCCCGTAGACACCGAGCAGGACGAAGAAGACCGAAAGGAGCGGATGAAGAATGCCGAGATACCTTTATGATGTGACCAATCTGCACACCCAGACACCGGAAGTAAAGTCAGGCAAGAGACGCAAAGTCGCATCACATAACAAAATAGACCCCGCAGATACAGCCGTCTGCCTGACCTGCACCGCAAAGAAATGCACAGGCGCAGCTGCTTGCTTTAAGCGAAGAAAAAAGGAGACAACCAAATGAACGAAGAATTGACCGAACTTATAACGATAGAGCAGCTTCCCGTAGTTGCAGAACGCTTCTCACAGATGATTGAACCCGTGCAGGAGCGTGTAAACTCAATCCTCGCAATGGAATGTAACGAAGAAACAAAGGGCGAAGTTAAGAAAGCCCGCGCAGACCTCAACAAATTCCGCAAGGCATTGAGCAACGCCGCAAAAGCAAAAAAAAATGAGCTGTTCGCACCTTGGAATCTTGTTGAAACCGAAATAAAGCGCATAGACAGCATATGCAGCGAAGCGGACACGGAACTGCAAGGCAAAATCGGAGCAATCGAAACCGCGCAGAAAAACGAGAAGAAAGAAGAGATACAAAGCTATTACAACGAAAAGTGTAAGACTTTGGAACTCGGCTGGCTTGACTACGAGCGAATGAACCTCAATATCCGTCTCTCAGACAGCCTGTCAGCCCTCAGAAAAGCCGTAGACCAGTTCACGGACAAAGTATCGGGCGACGTTACCGCAATCCTTGCTATGCCTGACAGCGCCGAGATAATGAGCGAATACAAACAGTCTCTCGACCTCGGATATTCCGTGAAAACCGTAAACGACCGTAAGGAAAGAATCAAAGCGGAAGCGGCAAGGCTTGAACAGCTGAAAGAGGAACAGCAGAAAGTGGCAGAACACGCAGAGAGCGTTCAGAAAGCCGCACAGAGCGCAGAAGAGCAGAGCGCGGTACTAACTCAGCCTGAGGTTAAACAAGTCCCTGCCGAACCCCCGCAGCCCGAAGAACAGGTTTGCGAGGTTCGCATATATACAGCAAGCATTACGGTAAGAGGAACAATGCAGCAGCTCAGACAGCTCAAACAGTTTATCGTAGACAACAACATCGAAATATTACCGAAGGAGTAAAACAATGAACACACAGCCCGCCCCTCAGAAAATGAAATTCTCAACAGCAATCACAACCAAAGGTTACAAACAACTTATTGCAAATACTCTCACAGAACCGAAGCGTCAGGCAAGATTTGTAGCGGCTATCACATCGGCAGTCGGAGTGAATCCCGCGCTTCAGGAGTGCGATTCTAAGTCGGTAATCTCCGGCGCACTTCTCGGCGAATCCCTCGGCTTGTCCCCTTCCCCTCAGCTCGGGCAGTATTACCTCGTCCCCTTTAAGCAGAAAGAGAAGAGAGACCGAAACGGAAACATACTTGAACCGGAATGCACAAAAGCGACGTTTATCATCGGTTACAAGGGAATGCTCCAGCTTGCAATGCGCTCAGGCTACTATAAGAAAATCGTAGTGCTTGAACTGAAAAAAGGCGAACTTGCAGGTTTTGACCCGCTCGAAGAAACAATCGAATGCAGTCTCATTGAAGACCCCGACGAAAGAGAAGCCGCTCCGACAGTCGGATATTACGCAATGTTCGAGTATCAGAACGGATTCAGAAAAGCCATTTATTGGACGCAGAACAAGATGATGCGCCACGCAGACCACTACAGCAAAGCATTCTCCGCCAAAGAATACGAAAGACTTCTGCGCGGTGAAATTCCCGAAAAAGAACTTTGGAAGTATTCTTCATTTTGGTACACATCGTTCGACGATATGGCAAAGAAAACAATGCTCCGTCAGCTTCTCTCACATTGGGGAATGCTTTCGACCGATATGCAGGAAGCGTTCGAAGCGGACGGTGAATCTATCACAAACGACGGAAACAACCTCGTACCCGAAATAGACGCAGGAGATACCGAACCGATAGAACCCGCACAGCCGAATGACGCACCCGTACCGCAGACAACCGAACCCGAAAACGTTGACATAAGCGCACTTTAAACCATGAGACCGGAAGACATAAAGATAATCGCTACAGGCTCATCAGGCAACGCCACATATCTCACGCCATATAGAACGATGATTGACTGCGGCGTATCGAAAAAGGATATCGGCAAAGACGTATTCAAAAACGTCTCACTGATTCTTCTTACGCACCGCCACAGCGACCATTTCAACAAGCGTACAATCAAAGCCTTTGGCAGTCAGCGTCCATCTGTGCGGTTTGGCTGCGGCGAGTTTCTTGTTCCGCTTCTACTCGACTGCGGTATCAGCCCGCAGCAGATTGACGTATATGAGCCGGACAAGGAATACAACTATGGCTTTCTCTCGCTTGAAACGGTGACACTCACGCACGATGTGCCGAACATCGGCTACAAGCTGCACCTCGCGAAAGATAAACAGAACCTCATATACGCCACCGACACAAACAACCTGAACGGAATAACGGCTAAGGACTACGATTATTACCTCATCGAAGCCAATTATACCACAGAAGAAATCCATGACCGAATAAAGCAAAAGGAAATGGAAGGTAAATACGCATATGAGTACGCCGTGACGCATAACCACCTGTCAGCAGAGAGAGCCAACGATTGGTTAGCAGAAAACGCCGGTGCGAACAGCACGATTTACTATATGCACGAGCATAGGGAGAGAACCAATGCCTAAGCGCGGAAGCGGAAAACTGTACGAGCTGAACGGCGAACGGCATACGCTGACGGAGTGGTGCAGGCTCTACGGCGTTCCCGTGCAGAGAACGTAGGGAAGAATCAGCCGCGGCAACTATACCCTCTACGAAGCACTCACAACGCCGCAGGAGAACCCGATTCAATCACGCAGACGAAAGGAGGCACGGAAGAATGAGAAAGGCAACGGAAATAATAGACGAGAGACAACTAGTGAGTGAGCTGCACATCAACTGGAAATCGCGCGGCTACACCGACGGCGGAATGGCGGAATTGCTCGAAATAACACCGAAAACAATTCATTACAAACTCAGCGGAAACTTCCCTCACAACGGCTACAAAGCGCATTTTAAGGTCAACGAGATATTACAGATAATACACTATCTCGGCTTCAAGCTCTATCTTGTGAGAGAGGATGATGAGAAATGAACATCCCCGACAGATGGATAGCTAAGCTCGATTCTCTCCCACCCAAGGACTTCAAAACGCTTGTGATGGCAATTCTGAAAGACGAGAGCGAACCCGAGATAACGGAAAAATTACAGTTCGTCGCTTCCGATATTTACGCCGATATCAAGCAGTTACAGCAAACAAGCGAACGTGTGAGAAAGTCTCGCTCAAAGCGTTACAGTAACGTTACAGTAACAGTTACGGAAACGTTACAGAAACATAACAGTAACGGTTACAGTAACGTTACAGAAACAAAAGAAGAGAAAAGAGAAGCGTCTCCCCCTTGTTCCCCCTCTTCTTTTCCCCCACACCCCCTTATTAACTCCCCCTATAATCCCCCTCTTGAAGAGAAAAGAGAAGAAGCACTAACGGGCGTGTGCGCGGGCGCGTGTGAGGAAGAGCAGATACCCTTCGAGGGCTTTGAACCTCTTGACCCGCCGGAATCCGAGGTTAAGCGCAGAAAACCGACGATAGCGGAGCGTTTTGAAGCCTTATGGGCAGAATACCCCAAGAAAAACGGCAAAAAGAACGCTTTTGAGAGCTATCAGAGAGCTATAGCAGCCGGAGTAACCGACGAGACTATAGCCGACGGTATCAAGCGATACAAGGAGCATATAGCCGCAAAGCGCACGAGCGAACAGTACATACTTGCAGGCTCGACATACTTCTACCAGTGGCGATGGCAGGACATATACGACACCGTATCAGCCGCACCAACTTGCAGCGAAAAATCGGGAGGTGATGAATTTCTAAATTACCTCAACGAGGAACTTGAAAAAGAAAAAGCGAAAAGAGAAAGCCGATGGACAGAACAGACGTAATATCAACGCTGAAAATTCTCAAAGTCGCATATCCCGGATTTTACGCGAAGATGAGCAAAACGGACGCAGAGGACACCGTATCTGTGTGGTGCGATATGTTTTGCGAAGAGGACGTGAACGTTGTCAAAATCGCTCTGTACAAGGTCATTGAAGAACACACAGGTTTTCCTCCGACGATAGCTGACATCAAGACGCAGATACGAGAAATGCGCAGAGCGGCGACGGGAGAAAAGACGGACGAAGAACTGTGGTCTCAGCTGAAAGCGGCAGTGTCGAACGGCTACTACGGGGCAAAAGAGGAATTCGCGAAACTTCCTCCCGAACTGCAAAGATACCTCGGAACGCCTAACACTCTCCGCGAACTTTCACAGGTTGACACCGATACGTTTAACACCGTCACTCACGGGCAGTTCCTCAAACAGATAGGCATCATCCGTGACAGAGTGAGATTCGACAACGAAACGCCGCCCGAAATCAAGGCACTGCTCGGCACAGTAACAAAGCCGATACCCGCAAACAACAGACTTACCGAAAACGAATTTAACGAGAGCAGAAACAGACTGCTCGACACATTGGAAAGGACAAAATACCATGACTGATAACATAGAACTCACCGAATTTGCACTCTCCTCCTGGAATCTCCCGAGCAAAAAGCCGAAAGTGTCCGGCGATTACCTCATTTGGACTTCCGGCGGCATAGCAACCGTGGCGAACTACTCCGCCAAATACGACGGCTGGGGAATCACAAGCGACGGAAAAAGAGATTACGAAATTAAAGACGTTGAGAGATGGGCAAGCATTATCCTCCCGACAATGTACTAACCGAAAGGACACAGGCAATGAAACAAAGGCTGATACAGAATACGCTGATATCGAGCGGCGTGACAATGCTCGGAGTTATAACCTCATGCGGAATGTGGTACTACACCGTTCCCTCGTGCGTCGTGTTCGTCGTAAGCGCATTGACAATGTGTCTGCTCACCATAGCAATAACAGCCGTCAGAGAGCTTCTCAGAACGTATGAGCGCACACTGCCGAAGAAGCGCAGGAGAATCCGCATGAAATACGACAGCCGCGGAATGCACACCGACAGTCAGCGTCTCGGCTACGTATCGGCAGAAACAATCAGAGAGGTGTGCAGAAGATGAACACCTCACGGAAGCGGCACAGAGCAAAACAAAAACGAAAGGAGCAAAACAATGACTGACGCAGAAAGATGTGTAACGTGCGGAGCTGTGATACCCGAAGGGAGACAGGTGTGCCCGATATGCTATGCGAAATACCACAACGACTACTCGGAAGAGCTGGCGTACCTCTGGAAGGTGCTGAAAAAGACCGAAAGCAGTCTCAGAAACTCTGGCAAAAGGAACGCACCCGCAGAGGAAATAGCAAACCTCCGCAAAAGGCGCGATATGCTGTACACGATAATCAACATTGTGGAGGACGCGGGAGCATGAAGTGCTTGGCAAAGAAAACGCAGTACCAAAAGGCGGAAAACGCACTCACCACCGAATACGGAATGTGGCTTCTCGAATACGTTGACGTTGCTTTCGGCGTAACGCTTGCCGAGAACTACGGCTTCCGCGAAAAGCGACTGCAAAGGTTTTACGACGGCAACCGCAACGGACTTTGCGAAATGGTTAACGCCAATATGCCGACGGCAATGTTTGTTGACAAAGGCAAGGGCAGACGCAAGGGAGACAGTTCAGACCTCATTGACGATGGCGTAGACACGACGGAGTACATGATAAAGCGCGAACTCCGAAACATAGGCTTCTCGGACTGTGATTTTGAAGCACTGTCGCCGGAGAACCGCTACAACGAGAGCGAACGCCACACACAGCTCGATGTCATGTCTCACAACGTGAGAACGGCGTGGTATGAAGCAAACGCAAGACGCGCTGTTAGGCTCTACGCGGCGTATACTCTGCTTTATATGCATGACACCTACAACTACGGCGCGGAGAGATTAAACCGCCTGTACGCGCTCGTAGCCCCTCAGATAAAGTCTTACGTCGAACGATTCTTAATAGGCAGCCGCCGCGTCGACAGAGAGCTGCACAAGGAACTGGACGAGATGCACGGCAAACTTGAGAAATGCGGACTGCACCTCGAAGAAGTTGTAAAGGAAGACGCGGTAGCGGTAAGCCGAAAAGAACCGCCGAAAGAACCAAAGAACCCGCCGATACACCTTGACATAGGCGAATACGAAAAAATCATGAAAGAAGTTGCCCGAGTGGCGTTATAGGGAGATACACATGAACTTCAAACTTAAAGCAGGAGCGTTCGCGCCGATAAGAGCGCACAAGCAGGACGCGGGAGTAGACCTCTTATCCCCCGTCACGGTCACGATTTACCCTGGAGACAGCGCAACGATAGATACAGGAGTGTGCGCGGAGATACCCGAGGGATTCTGCGGTCAGATATGGTCAAAGAGTGGGCTGAACGTTAATCACGGCATTCTCTCAACAGGAATGGTGGATGCGCTTTACTCGGGCAGTATCAAGATAAAGCTTTACAACCACTCTCACGAGATATACACGGTAAATCGCGGAGACAAGATATCACAGCTTGTGGTAACAGCCTGCGACACAAGCGACGTAGTCATAGTAGATGAGATAGCAAGCGGAGAGCGCGGAGAAAACGGCTTCGGCAGCACAGGAAGATAACATAAATCACAAAAGAGAAAAAAGCAAAGGAGAAAACAAAAATGGCTACAAAAACAGAACAGAACACACTGGAAATCAAGGAAATTATTCTCGAAACAGTTACATTGAGAATCGTCGGCGAAACACCGCTCATTATGCACGCATGGAGTGAAAAGGCAAAGCGTGAAATCCTCGACAAGCAGATGAAAGCAACAAAGACAAGCGCGAAAAAAGCAAAGAATCCCGTCGAGGACTTTATCAGGTCAATGTACTGGCTCACACCAATGCCCGCAGACATGACAGAAGAAGGATTCAACGAAGCTATAGCAAACGGCGCAAGGTTCGGCTTCCCTGTCACGGCGTTCAAACAAGCCGCAATTTCCGCTTCCTACCGTATGGGATGGAGCAAGGACAAGGCTTCTTTGAGGGGTGTGTTCTTCATAGAGGGAGACGAAAATCAGATGATTGAAATCAAAAGCGACGTTCCCGTAATGCGCGAAGACATGGTGAAAATCGCGGGAGGAACAGCGGATATTCGTTTCCGTGGCGAGTTTAGAAACTGGTACGCCGACATGAAAATAACATACAACAAGAACGGACAGTACACACTTGAACAGATAATCAACATCATAAACGCAGGCGGTTATTGTTGTGGCGTAGGCGAGTGGAGACCCGAACGAGACGGTCAGTACGGCAAGTTCAGAGTAGCTACAATCTAACCTCTTGGCAGGCAAGTTTGGGCGCGTTTTGTTAAGCTGCGGTACGGCAGGCATGGCAAGCTATGGCTCGGCAAGTTGCGGCGGGTTGCGGCAGTGTGCGGCTTGGCACGGTACGGCAGGTGTGGTGAAGTAGGGCAGGGCAAGGCAAGGCAAGGTTTAGTAAGGTTCGGCAGGTATGGTATGGTGGGGCTCGGCTCGGCTCGGCTCGGCAAGGTGGGGCACGGTATGGCAGGTATGGATATACCAAAATTATTAACAGTTAACAAAGGAGCAAAACAATGGTTTACGAATGGAAAGAAGCGGCGCAGATTAAAGCGGACGCACAAAAAGCAGGAGAAATGTTAGAAAATTTGGAGAAAACTGTAGGGATTACTCCAAAGAATTTAGTTGAAGCAAACAGAGATGATTCGGCACCTCTGCACAATGAATTTGAGTGGAACGACACAAAAGCCGCCGAAAAATACCGCGAAACACAAGCAGGCTATATCATTCGCAACATATGTGTTGTGAGAGAAAGCGAAGAGAAACCGCCCGTCAGAGCGTTCTATTCCGTTACAACCGACGAAGAACGCAAATACGAAAGTCTGAATGTGATTATAAAAAGTGAGGACAAAACAAAGAAACTTCTTGAATCCGCATTAAGAGAACTTATCGCGTTCAAAGCGAAGTATTCAATGCTTTCCGAAATAGCGAATGTAATTAAAGCTATCGACGAAGTCCAGTGCAATATTGAAATCTGATAAAGCAGCAAGAATATAACTGCAACGGAACAGATAAGCTGCGACACGATTAGCAAAGGAATAGAAACGAATCGAGAGGAAACGCACCGCGCCGAAATGGAATAGCGCGGCGCAGCAGTGACAAGCTCCGCAACGGAAACGAATTGATATGATAGGCATAGAGCAGAACCGCAACGGAAAAGCGAAGCACAGAATCGCACAGCAACGGAGAAGACAGGCGTCGCAGAGAGCGGCAATGGAATGGCGCTGAGACGCAACGATTGGCACAGCAACGGAAAGGCAACGTAAGGAATCGAATCGCGACGAAAGGTGTAGCAACGGAACAGCAGTGCTAAGATACGCCACGGAATGGCACCGAATCGCTACGACAGAACCCGAAACGGAAAAGCAAAAATACCGCGCCGGACGGAATCCGGCAGAAAGGAAGATAATATGAAAATCGACACAAATAAGTATTATATCGTAAGAGGAGACCGCTCCGGCGTATTCTTTGGCAGAATCAATTATCAGGACGGCAAAGAGGTGCAGATGAACGATGTGCGCTGCATATGGTATTGGGATGGAGCAGCGTCAATCGTCGAACTCGCTCAAAACGGCGTAAAATACCCCGAAAATTGCAAATTCACCGTGACGGTAGAGGAACTAACAATCATAGACGCGATAGAGATAATCCCTTGTACGGAGGAAGCAACGGCGATAATTAAGGCGGTAGAAGAATGGAAAGCATAACCAAACGAATAAAGGAGTTTCTTAATGTCCGCTCTGGCTATGGCGATGGCGATGGCGATGGCTCTGGCTTTGGCGATGGCTCTGGCAATGGCTCTGGCTATGGCGATGGCGATGGCGATGGCTCTGGCTATGGCAATGGCAATGGCAATGGCGATGGCTATGGCGATGGCTCTGGCAATGGCTATGGCTATGGCTTTGGCTATGGCTATGGCTATGGCGATGGCTATGGCTATGGCAATGGCTTTGGCGATGGCGTAAAGAAAGTGAATAATCACGATATCTATATCGTAGATGATACACCCACCATAATCACGGCATTGTTTAACAATTATGCCAAAGGTTATATTGTGGGCAACGACCTCACGCTTAAGCCTTGCTATATTGCAAAAAACGGAGACATTTTTGCGCACGGCAAAACTCTCCGAGAAGCAGTAACCGCATTGCAAGACAAACTGTTTGAAGATATGCCGGAAGAAGAGCGAATAGCCGCATTTATTGAGTGCCACGATTATGATGGAGTTTATAGTAACTCCGACCTATACGATTGGCATCACAAACTGACAGGCTCGTGTGAGATGGGCAGACAGCAGTTTGCAAAAGACCACGGCATAGACCTTGACGGCAAAATGAGCATAAAAGAGTTTATCAAACTCACCAAAAACGCATACGGCGGCGCAATCATAAAAAAGCTCGAAAAAGAGTATCGGAAAGGAAGATAATATGGCAAAGTTTAAAGTTGGAGATAGAGTTAAGATAGTTGACAATAGATATACAAATTGTAAAGTTGGAGATATAGGCACAATAAAAGGTATTAGGTTGTGTGGGGTACTTCCATATGCATTCGAGCTTGACCATGATATGGAGGGTAGCTTTCACTCTTGCGATGGGCTTACGAATGTTAATCGTGGACAGTGGGTTTGTAGTGTTAATATAGAACTTATTGAACCGGAATTCAAGTTGGTTGTTATCTCTAAAGGTGATAAGACAAAAGCTAAACTTTATCGCGAAGAATCCCTTGAAAAAGAAGTCGAAGTAAATCGTTATTACAAGGATGAATACTCAGAGAAAGCCGCCGTTGAAGCTGTTGTGAAGAAGATTTTCGGCGACGACGAGAAAAAGAACGAAGCAAACAAGCCGTACACTGGCAAGGCTGTGTGGATATGCGACAACGAGAGCGTTTATACAAAAGGCAAAATATATGAATTTGTTGACGGCAAATTCAAACACGATTTAGGATTTACAGTTGGCGGATACACCCTCGAAAAAATGAAACGGCTCGGCTGCTTTCTCCCGATAGTGGAATGAAGAACTACAGAAAAGCGCGTCCGTCAATGCCGAGGTGGTGGTGGAACGCGCAGGATGGATGTTGGTACTGCAAAAATCAAAAGAACTGCGCGAACTGCCCTGACGCACGACGTTACCTCAAACAATACGGCGCGAAGAAGCACAAGGGCAGGACGGCAGGAAGCAAAAAATTACAGGAGGACGAATAAAATGCCGATGAGAGACCGCGAAGACCTCATAGATATAGATATTCCATCCGTACAAAAGGCGATGGTGAAAGTTATGTATGATGCGTATGAAGATTGCAGAGATTTAAATTGTGTCAGCTGTCCAGATAGAAGAAAAAGCGCAAATAATTGCATGAGGAGTTGTATTCTGTTTAAATACGCACGAAAACTTTACGAAGCAGGATTTGTATACGCCGAAGAAGATGTGTGGAGCGCATACAACGACGGTTACGCGTGCGGAATGGAACAGGGTATAGAAGCAGAAAGGAGCAGAAAAGGATGAATAACTTCATCGAACTGCACCTATGGGATATGGACGAAAACAAGCGCAACACTCCCGTGTTAGTCAACATAGGTACCATAGAACAAATAATGATAAATTGCAAAGCTCCCACCTTTATATACTTTGGTGCGGGCGACTACCTCAGAGTATCGGAGACATACGAAGAAGTAAAGCAGCTTCTCGCGGCGGTCGAGTATGTGTACAAGGAGGAAGAGAATGACTGATTGGATTAGCGTAAAAGACAAAATGCCCGAAGTAGAAGAAAGAGTGCTCTTGCACACAGTAAATGATGTGGGCGACAAAAAGTTTTATCACATTACAATAGGTATGTACGAGGACGGCACTGTCAACGCGGAATACAGCAAATATTCGTGGGATGAGAGCGCATATGACAGTGTAATTGATTATGACGAGGAAATGGATGCGGACTTTGTGTGTAAGGGATGGTGGGAGATGGGCGAGTATTCTGAAAAAGTCGCTTGGATTGATGATGAAGTTATAGGGTGGTTGCCGTTGCCGTCAGATCCACAGGAGGAATAGAATGGATGAATTTCGCAAGGAAACAACACCACGCGCAAGGAAAGAGCATAAATGCGACCTGTGTCACGGGACAATACCAAAAGGCGAAAGATATGTGCATATTACACAGTCAGACAGCGGAGATATCTTCGACTTCAAATATCATATAGGGTGCAGCAACTTAGTAGAACGATACGTAAGAAATGAAGGCGGCTACGTTGACGATTTTAAAGAGTATAACGTAATCGAGGATATATTCGATAGGGTTTGTTTTGATTGTGTCCATAGAACAGGATGTGAAATACCGAACACAAGATATTGCGAAATTGCTACCTGCCCTCACGTTGTGGAAAGGTATCTGAGATGACCTATAAACGCTATTGGGAACGCAACGGAACTCGTCGACCGTTTCCTCCGTTGTATGAAGCTATGAAAGCATACGGAGACGTAATGTACAAAGTGCCGGAGTACGTCGAGCCGAAACACTGTAAATGGTGCGGACAACCTCTGAGCGGCAGACGGACAAGTTTCTGCTCAAACGAATGCAGTAAAAAGTTTAATAATATGACTGTTTGGAATAGAGGACGTGACGCTTACTCACTAAGGATTCTGTATCGCGATAACTTCACTTGTCAGGACTGCGGAGAATTTCACGCGCACAAAAACGAGTTCGGAATTTTCGTTCCAATAGATGACGGAAAACTAAACGTACATCATATAGTGCCTGTATCAGAAGGTGGCGGCGATGAACCATCAAATCTTGTCACGCTCTGCATAAGCTGCCATCTCAAAAGGCACGGAAAGGTAAAGAATGACTGAATACGAAAGATTACAAGGGCTTCTATACAGACTGCGCGAGATAATGCCGGAGATAGGCGAGAATCCCGTTGCCGACGAGATGTATAACATGGTGTTTGAGTATGCCGAGAACACAGATGAAGACGTTGTAGAAGTAGTGAGGTGCAAAGACTGCATCCATCACAGACAGCTTGACCGCAAAGACAGATACGAGGACAGCTTCGTCGAGGGCTGCCTTTGGTGCATGATAGGACGCGGAGACGGTGTTATGCCGGAACAGTTCTGCGACGACGGCAAGAGAAAAGAAAGCGAGGGCGAAGAATGAACAACGAAGATAATAACGTACACGCTCAATCGGCAGGCAAGATTGACCTTAACCGCATGTGCGAGGTGATTGACGAAACAAAAATCAAATGGATTGACGCACGCAAAAAACTCCCGAAAAAAACTCTTGACGGAAAGTTGTATTTAGTAGTGCGACATTGTTACTTACCTCATTGGTGGAACGACGGCTACGATGAATTTGAGGAAGTCTGTCCTGCCGAATACATTGCGGAGCAAAAAATTTGGCAAATACAAGTCCGCGAAGGTGTATTTGATTATTGTAATGCACTCATAGACAGTCTTGAGATACCGCATTGCATTATACAAGTACCGAGATGGGCGTATGTACCGGGCGACAAGGAAGGCGAAGAATGAACGGCAAGACAGACCGCGCAAGCGAGATAATGAAGCAGATGGAGTTTATAGAACAGCTCACACTGAAGCTCAACAGGACTATATACCTCAGCGCACAAACAGCCATAGGAAGTAGCGGTATGAGCGGATATACCCAGATACAGTCCGACATAAAGCGGCTCAGACGTGAGCTGATGGAGCTGTCAAACATGATAGGCCATCAGTACGGGAGGTAAGGTATGACAAAGAAAAGATTCATTAAACTTTTGATGGGGGAATTACGCTATTCCCGAAACGAAGCGAGATATTATGCAGAGAAAGTACAACTCTGGGATGAAATCGCAAGCACAAACAATTCCACATTTAAAAGCATTGGAGACAAAACAAGAGAAATTCCCGTGCCGTATATCGCACTTTACGGATTGTGCAAAAGAGAAAAGGAGATGGAGAAAGGAGAACAACATGGACGCGGTTGAATTTTTGAAAGCAAAAATACGGATGTGTAGTAATATGGACAACTGCACATCCTGCGGTTTATACAAGGAACACACTGACTGCGACACGAGGTGCTTTAATCATCCCGATGAAGCTGTTGCCGCTGTGGAGAAATGGGCTGCGGAACACCCTGTTAAGACGAGACAAAGCGAATTTTTGAAGATGTTCCCGAATGTGCCATTCAGTCATAATACGATTGATATATGCCCGAGCAAGGTTGATGTATTACAAAAATGCCCTAAAGTGACACCTGGCACTCTTAATATGTGTGTATTCTGCAAACGTGAATACTGGCTTGCGGAGGTAGATTAAATGAGAACAACATCCGATGAACTTCTTGAAAAGTGCGGGCTAAGGTTCATTACGTCGCCAGAAGCGGATGAACTTGCGGGAGAATCCCCATGCATGAACTGCGCAAGAAAAGACTGCAACCTCAGCGGATTTTTCGAACTTGCAAGACGGAGTTTGTACATTCACGCGATGCTTGTACGCAAAGAAGAGGGATTTAGCTCGCTGAATGTGTTCACCGAAGCACTTCCCTTTTTGTTGATTGACTGCAAAGAAAGGATTGTACCGAACGAATGCACTGCAAAATAAGCGACTGCTTCAACTGCCCCTATCCCGACTGCATCAACGATACCTTTACCTCGCCGAGGGAGTTTACGCCGGAGCAGAAGAAACGGCAGTGTGAGCTGAAAAAGAAAATGCTTGCGCGGCGAAGAGAGGACGGAGTGTGTATCTACTGCGGAAAGAAGCCCGCAGACAAAGGTTATAAATCCTGCATGGAGTGTCGGATAGAACGAACGAAGAAGAACCGCGAATACAGCCGCAAAACGGAAAGATTTACTCCGCGTGAACTGATGGACGGCGTAAAACTGTGCAAGCTGTGTGGGAAAAGACCGCCTGTTGACGGAAGAACGATTTGTGAAGAGTGTTTTAAAAAATGCCTTGACAATCTTAATCACGCCGACAGCAAAGAGCAGCCGAACAACGGCTTTAGAGCATCAATAGAAGCGTACTGGAGGGGGAGATAATGACAAGGGATGGAATTATAAAAATCTTAGACAGAGCCATGCAACGCTATGTCGAGCGGAATCAGCAGCTTTTCCTCAGCAAGGGAAAAACCGACAAGGAAATGTGGGAGGAGCTTGAAGCTATAAACAATGCGCGGTATATTCTCTCACGCTTGCCGCAGGTCGTGAATTGCCCTGACTGCGGGAGAATGTACGATACCGATTATCTTCACTTCTGCGGAGGTGACGAGTGTGTGAGTGGAGGTGATAACGACGAAAACGGTAATGTTTAAAATCGACTACCCGCCGTCCAAAGCCGGAAAGACCGCATGGAACAGACGCTACGGGCTGAACGCATACTACGCGGGAAAGCATTGGGCGGTACGCAAAAAGGACGCAGAGTATTGGCACACAATAACCCGCGCCGCAGTCAGAGAGTGCATTAAAAAGCCTGTCATCCTTGACAATCCTGTCGTGATAGAAGCATATTTCAATGACAACATGGACGCAAGCAATCACGCAGCCATTTTGAAAATGGTGGAAGATTCACTCAAAGGACTGCTGATACATGACGATAACCGAAGATACGTCAAAGGCGTGTCAATGTTCTTCCACAACGAGGACTACATAAAAGTAATATTAAGAGAGGTAAGCGCATGAGCAAAGAAAACCGCGAAACAATCCTTAGTGAAGTAAAGAAGATAATCTGCAACGACCGTAACGAGCAGTACGGCGAGCCGGAAGACAGCTTTGAAAAAATAGCGGATTACTGGACAACGTATCTCAAGCACAATTGCGTTGCACCCGACGCGGACTGTTGTTTATGTGCGCGAGACGTAGCTATATTGATGGTGCTGTTCAAGCTCGGTCGCATGGAGACAAGCTATTTCGCAAGCTACGACAGCTTTATAGACGCTATAGGCTATATGACCTGCGCAACGGACTGCGAGTTTCCAAAGGCAAAGCTTAAAGAATACTATCCGACAGAAAGAAAATGCGTCTGGGGGGAAACCAATGCAGATAATTAAAATAATCGTCGCAATACTGCTGTATGGGTATGCCGTCGGTTATTTCATCGGAGCGTTTGCACTATATGAAGCACCGAACGCAAAACCTGTCAAGCCGAAAATAAAGGCGATGATGTACGGACAAATAGCGGTTGAAATCATAGCCGCTACATTACTGCTGAGAACGTAGGAGATAAATTATGCCAATAAGAGGAATTATCATCATAACTATAGCTGCAGTTTTTCTCGGCTTGTTCGAGGGAGAAAACATAATAAACTTTTTCAAAAACTTAAACGACAAAGGAGATAACGAAAAATGAAACAGATTATAGGTGTAATAGTTACGGTATGTGCATCGGTTGCTTGTATAGTCGGCTACGCAGTAACACACGAAACCATTCCCGCCGGATATGTCGGCTACGTCTACGACAGAACGGCAACGGCAGAAGATAACGTAATTCCCGGTACATCAGTTCTTAATACAGAGCGTACAGGCAGAATTTCAATCAACCCCTTTACACAGGAAGTTATTACATATCCTACAACAATCGTCTCAAAGAACTGGACAGGCATCGGCGAGGGCGATAACAAGAAGGATATGTCAATGCAGATAGCTTCTCAGGAAGGTAAAAACATCGACGCGGATATCTATATAAGCGTCCGTCCGATAGATATCGAAAAAATTATAAAATCGTTCGGTACAAAGTCGTTTGATTCAATTATCGACAATGATATCTACGGACTTACAAAAGGCAAACTGTCGACCGTAACTCAGAACTATTCCGTTTACGATGTACAGGCAAGCCGAAGCGATATCCAAAATCGGGTTTTTGAAGTCCTTAGTAAGAACCTTGTCGAAACCTACGGTGTAGAGCTTGTCAGACTTGAAATCGGCACTCTGATTCTCCCGACAGATATAGCGGAAAAAATTGACAGAAAGACAGAAGCGCAGAATGAAGTCGAGCTTGCAAAGCTTGAAAGAGATAAGCAGGACGAAATCAATCAGCAGATAGTCGACGCGCAGAAAGCTCAGTCTGAAAAGGAACTGCTTCAGCGACAGACAGAAGCGGACGCAAAAGCCTACGAAATCACGAGAGAAGCAGAAGCCAACTTAGCCGCACAGGAAGCAGAACTTAAAATAGCAGCTTCAAAGGTTGAACAGGCAAGGCTTGAAAAAGAAGCCGAACTCGAAAAGCAGAAATCCTTTACAGATGAATACTTCCGCGATAAGGAACTTGACGTTCAGAAAGAAGCAGTAAAGGCAATTAACGGTTCAGTTAAAACGATTATCACATCAGGTGACGGCGAAGGTTACGGAGCATTGTTCGGAATTAAAGAAGTGTTGAACAACATTGAAGAGTAAAGTCGAAATTGAAAGGAAGTGTTGACTTATCGCAAATTTTAATTTTAACCGCGTTATCCTCGGAGGACGTTTGACGGCAGACCCCGAGCTGAAAACCACACCGTCCGGAATTTCCGTAACATCATTTACCGTTGCGGTCAACAGACGTTACTCCGGCAAAGACGGAGAGGAAACTAAAGCGGACTTCTTCTGCGTAACCGCATGGCGGCAGACGGCTGAATTTATCACGCGCTATTTCAGAAAAGCAAGTTCCATCTGCGTAGTCGGAACTCTTCAGACAAGAACATGGACTGACCAGCAGGGGCAGAAGCGTTTTGCTACTGAAATTGTCGCTGACGAAGCACATTTCGTTGACGCGAAGTCGGAAATGCCGCAAGCCGCTCCGCAGTCAAGCTACATTCCCGACGCATACACCCAGCCGAAAACAGCCACCACCACACCTGTATTCGAGGACATAAACCCCGATTCGGAAGTCCTGCCTTTTTAAAGCGAGGTGCATATGATAGAGTGCATAGAAACGTGCGAGCATATGCAGAGCGTGTTCCCCGATTATCCGTGTGGAAGAGAAAACTGTCGTTTCAAAGGAGACAGCGAGAAAGCGAACGCTTGTATATGCACCGTGCAGTGTCCGTTGTTTGACGCATGGTTTTCGGAACACTGGCACAGAATACAAAAAAACGCACAATACCTGCGCAAAAAGGAATAGAGAGAGAAGAGCCGATTAGTTTCGGTTCTTTTTCTATACATTGCAATATACAAAATATTAATGAATTTAGAAATATTTCATAAACTCGCGTCTTTTGAGTGGTGTTTTGTAGTATTTTGGAAACAATTGCTTAATAGTTTTGTGATATAATAAAGCAACATCAAATTAATAATTTTATACGGAGGTCTTTAATGGCACAACAAAAAAAGTATAACCCCTACGATGATGTAGCGGGAGTAGTCAACATGAAGTCGAGATACAACCAAGGCAAAGCGACAGGCGACCCGAATTACCGCTCATATAACGAACAGGCAAAGCAGTATTACGATAACCTTGTAAGAAACGGCATGGGAAGCGTAGCAGATGAGCTTCACGCAGTGGACTACGACCAAGCCGTAGATATCTTAAAGAGATATTCACCCACGCCGGACTATGAGGACTTCTATTCCGACCTCGCCGCAACAACGATTAATAACGCGCAGAATCCGCAGTCTTCAGATACCGTGAACAGAATACTGAACTCGTTCACCAATACCGATAACCTTCTGAACGGAGAGATAAAGTACGACAGCAACGGAAATGTTATCGGCGGACTTAACACAGACCACTATAATACCGGCAAGAACCAACTCGACTACCTCAACAACTTCGACGTAACCAAGCAGAGCTATTACGAGCCGATTATGAGCGAGTATAAACTCAAAGGCTATAACGCCGCGCAGGGTGAATACGCAGACACAGGCGCAACAAACGGCGGTAATATAGATTCGTACGCGGCAGCTAACGCCAACAGACAGCAGCTCGCTTTCACTAACGCCGGAATGAACGCCGCCCTCGCACAGGCTAATCAGAACCAAGGCAACTGGCAGGCACTCTACGACAGCATGACGGGACACCTCGGCAATATGGGTACAATAAATTCAAATAACCTCGCGACAGGCGCGAATATCTATGCAACGGATTCAGCAGAGAGACAGAACGCGGTAAATAACGCAACAGCCCTCGCACAGCAGGAACAGCAGAACAGAATCAATCAGTATGTGACCGACATTGAAGCCGCTATGAACAAGGAGAACAACAACACCACGCTGAAACAGGCGCAGATGAACTCCGACCTGCAGAGATATATAGCAGAACTTGAAGCAACAACAGGCAGACAAGCAACGGCAGCAGACCTTGAAGCGGCAAGAATAGCGGCAGAAGCCGACAAGTACGCATCTGACAGAACGCTTGAGGGAACGAAGTACAAAGTAGACGCGGATAAAGTAAGCAGTAACGTTAAACAGCTTCTTAAACAGCTCGGCTATACAGTATCAAGCGACGGAACGGTTTCCGAAAGTGCGTCAGGAAGCGAGGACGGTTCTACAACAGAAGATATTATTACAACGATAATTTACAATATTGAAAACGGAGACGCGCCGGACGGAGTAACAAGTTACGATGAACTGAGAGACTACCTTATCAGAAACGGACTTCCCAGAAGTGAGGTTGTCAAGGAAATAAATTATTGGAACAGCGACAAAGGCAAGCCGAATATATTTGATACAGTAAACATACAGGGCAGAACTATTCCGAGGTACAAACTGAATCAATATATGAGCCAGTACGGAATATCAAGCGACGACCCGTCAATCGGCATAAGAAAATAACAGAATGAGGTAATTATATGGCGACAAAGAAATATAAGAACTCAGAACTCGGAGAACTCGGCAAATATCTTGAGGAAAGTTCTAAGAAGAAAGAAACTGACAGCAGCAATGCATCAAGCGCATTGTCAAACTCTTCTTCGGTGCAAAGATACGACAATCTCGGCGAAAGTCTGAATAACTATTTACAAAAATCAAGCGGTGTAATCAGAAAAAACGACTATGTAAATGCGCTCAATGCGCAGAGAAAGGCTATAGGTGCGGCAGTAAAGTCAGCCGTGAATTCCGCTACTTCTTCAAGACTTCCATCGGAAATAAGCGATGCGGAAAGAGAAGCCATTGCCGAAACAACAAAGATAGCAAGGTTCAAGGAATCCGAAAGAGAGGAAGCCGCAAAAAGAGCGAAACTCAACTGGAAAAGACAGACTTCACCTGTGGTGAACGACTTAAACGATGTTACTGATGCGATAGACTATGTTTACAAGTCACAGCACAATGCAGGCATACAAGGATGGGAAGACATGGTGGGCGGCATAAACGCCATAGGCGCAGGTGTTTTAGGGGGCGTGAAACAGCTCACCAGTGCAATTAGCGGAGACGAGACAGCACAAAAAGCAGTGTTAAACGATACTGCCGGTGCGTGGAGTGACGCGTTTAAAAAATCGTATGCGGATTATGTTAACAAAAACTCTTCAGAGGATGCAAGCGCGGCGGCACAGTATGAAATAGAACGAACTCACCCAAAGCAGGCTGAAAAGGGAAAATATTCTGTTACTCAAATAGCAAAGAACGTTACAAGCAACGCGGCAAGAATGGCTCCGCAGATTGCTATGTCAGCCGCTACGGGTAAGTTGGCTGGTGATTTAGCCGGTCGAATAGTAGGTGCTACATTGCTCGGCGCGCAGTCCTCGGTCGGCTCATACCGCGAAGCCAAGGAGGAGGGTGCAAGCGACAGACAGGCAGCGGACTTCGCCGGTCTTGAATTTCTGAACCAAGGCTTTGGTGATATTGTGATTGGCGGTATAGGTGGCGCGACGTTCGGTTTGCTCGACAAACCAATGTCAGTGCTTGCCGGAGCAATCACTAAAACTCCAATCGCCAAAACAATCATTCAGGCGAGCGGCAATATAGCCGGAGAAGGATTGGAGGAAACCGGGCAGAACTACCTGACTACGCTTAACAAGCGATTGACGTATAAACCCGACGATGAGTTTGATGTTGATTCAGCGGTATATGAGGGTGTTCTCGGAGGCATCAATGCCGCAATTCTCGGCACTCCCAAAACGTACAGCCAGTACAAAGTCAACCGCGCCGCGTATGATACCGTCAACAGTCTTTCCACAGCGGCAAGCAGAGTCAGCTCGGAGCAGGACGCAAAAGTCATTTCCGATATGGCAGACCAAATATCAAAAGGTGCTGATGAAGTCATAGCAGATTCCAAAACAGAAACAGCCGACAAAGCAAACGCCGAATATATAAAGCGCGGTGTAGAAGAGGTAAAGAAAAAGCTGAACGAGAACTCCGCAAACATCGTAAAAAACAATCAGTCTGTTTTGGAGAAAACACAGGAAATAATCAGAACGCATAAGACAAGCGATGCAGAATCTCTCTCGGAACTTGTCAATGCAGTCAAAGAATCCGGATATGGCGGAAACAGTAATAACGCCGTAAACAATACCGTCGACTATGTAAACGAACTCATAATAGAACAGAATCAAGTGGCAAAAACAGCTGAAAGTATTGCTTCTATGCAGGACGGTCAGATATCGGAAGACGCGCAGACAGCGGCAGTTCAAAAACAAAAAGCCAACGAAGCACTTGAATACACAAACACTGTAATTCCGCAACTCAAGAGTATCAGCGAAAACCTACGTTCCAAAAGAAGCGAGATTAACGCCCGTCTCAAGCTCGACGAAAATACAGAAACAGCGGCAACTCAAGATGTAAAGCAGGAAGTCAATACTCAAACTACAGCCACAGATACATCGGCGAATGCGACAGCCGAAGCTCAGCAAACCCAAACAAATACCACAGAGCGCGTCAGCAACAGCGCATACCATTCAGAAACCGCAGAGAATATCCGTAGCACTTACGAAGGCAGGAACATAAAGGAGACAGCAGAGAACATTATCAAGGCTCACGGCAATGTCAGAAGTGCTGTAGACTATGTCCATGATGTTTACGCAAAAAGCGGAGGTTCTAATGCAGACGCGTCTACAAAAGAATATATCCGCGCACTTGATAGTGAAATCAGAAAAGCAAACAAACCTCTTCTCGAAAAGAACATAAAGAGAATAGAAACGCTTCTCAAAGAGTACGGTGTAAAGAATGTTGAAATAGACGAAAGCATTACTCCGTTGACGGATGACGGTAAATCCGTGTGGGGAATGGCTCATTATAACCGTGGCACAGGAAGGATATATGTTTCTCCCTACGCAGACGGCAAGGCAATAATCGGCTCTAAAATCGTCCATGAATTTACCCACCATGCAGCAAAAGCCGACAATTCTCTTGTGGGTGACATTCTAAAAGCCGCAAGAGAATCAAAAGTCTTCAACAAGGAAATAAAGCTTGCTGATGGAACAACCACAACCACCGTCGACAATCTCACGCGCCTTGTGAAAGAAAACTACGCCGATGAGATAAACGAATACATTGCAACCTCAACAAACCTCTCGCGCTACAAGGTGCTTGTCGGAATGGGCAAATCAGAAGCAGATGCCGCCAGAATTGTTGCAGATGAGTTCAAAGCGTCTCATGCGGAAGAATACAACAGCATAGTTGACGAATACGTAAATGAAGATACTGCGGCTTATGTTATGGAATTTCTCAATCAAGAAAAAAACGAGGACATTCTGTCTCAGCTGATTAAAGACAATCGCCCTCTTTGGAAGCGTATTCTTGACAAGATTGAAGATTTCATTGCAAAGATAACCGGCAAAACCGAAGCAAGAGAATATCAGAAAGCCGCCGACAAAATAAGAGAAATTCTCGGAAACGAAATCGACGCAAAGGTAGAAAACACAGGCTCTTTCAAGGCTATTCAGCAACAGATTAAAAACGGCAACTCCAAAATAGGAAACACTCCCGATGGAAGAAAGTTCTCTATGGAGCTGAATGTAGATGAATCCAACGGACTTTTCGCAATTCACAATCTCACAGCAGACAGTTTCATGAAATCATATGAACTCGGTGGATTTGCTATGCCGTCTATTGCAATTGCAAGAAGCGATGTGGGTCATTCCAATTTCGGAGATATCTCTCTTGTATTCGCTTCCGATACAATCAACCCCGCAAACCCGGACAACAAGGTTTATTCGGCTGATGCATGGACACCGACATTCCCCAAGATAGAATACGAAGCAAACAGCAAAGTCACAGATAAACTGCGCGACAAATATTATGAGCTTTACGGAAAGTTCGGTCATGAAAAAATCTCCGCTTTATATCCTTACGGAAATTACTTTGAAGAGCAGCTCAATACAGACGGCGGTGTTGACGGTATAATCTCAAAGCAAAGCAACAATCCGCAGATGATGCAGGTTTATCTTGCCGACACACAAGGAAAAACTGTTGATTCTGTTGTCAAAGAAACAAAAACTACACTTCCGTCAGAACAGGTAGAACAGTCTGAATTCATTATTGATAAGCTCGGTGCAGATACTGTAAATGAAATGCGTCCGCAAGCCAATGAATCTCCCATAAGCGCACGCAAGAGATGGATGAGCGAACACGGAGATGCTTTCAAAGCCGCATACACCGATTATTTGATGCAGTCGGGACTTACCTCAGAAGAAGCACAAAACGCGATAGACAATATGACTAAAGCGCAGTTGTTATCTCAGATGGTTAAAGCACGTAATTACCTTGCGAATGGTGCTGAAACTGTAAAATCAGAAGTAGATACAGAAGCTACCAACAACGCTATTAAAGAAGCTGTAAATCAAGAGGATTACTTGAAATGGCTTCACAGCCTTTTTGACGGCGGCGAAAAAAAGTCAGGCGTTCCAAACGGCAAAGAACCGTATACACGCAACGGCAATCAACGCCCTTTCTCTGCAACACATTATCCCGTCACGCTTGATAATATAGTTCTCTCGATGAAGTCACAAGGAGACGGCAACACCAAAAACGCAACGTCAGTATTTGTCGGCTCAAAGACAATCCGTGCGGAAAGCGCAGCAGAGTACAGTTCTCTCGATGAAATAAGAGCCGATAAAGGCAGACTTGCTCATAGAACCCCGGAAGAAGCAAAAGCTGCATGGGATGAGTTTGATAACCGTTTGTCCGCTATCATAAACAGAATAATGGATGCGGAGAGCGGAATCGACAACCGTTTCATCGAGCAGGACAGAATAGGCTCTGTTCTCGCGGAAGCTTCAAGGAACAATACCGAAGCCAACATAAAAAAAGTCCTTACTCAATATAAGCTCACTCCGACAGTAGCAGCAGATTTCAAGGCACTTGTAGACGATATCAAGTCCGCGCCGGTTGACATCTTTGAAGCAAAGCCAGAAAGAGTGGTAGGGCTTGACGAAGTAAAGTATGCCATAGTTCCGTCAGACATAAACTCCGACGTTACAACAGCACTGAATAACGCCGGAATAGAAACCAAAACATACGAAAACGGCAACGAAGCGGACAGGCTGAAAGTTCTGAACACGCTATCCGACGTAAGATTCTCGAAGCAGCTTGACACAGACACCTCTTCCAAAATAACGCAAGCCGACGTAGAACAGCTCCGTTCAATCGGAAGAAAAAGCATATTCGAATTTACATCAGAGGATATTCAGAAGTCCGAAAAATGGGCGAAAAAGTTCTACTCAGAACTCGGCACAAAGTCTCCGTTCTTCCGTGCATGGTTCGGTGACTGGCGTGAGAATGATACTGGGACATACAAAGCCGTCAAAGCAAGTGGCAGCTCTTATAGCGGTGCCGGGCGGGCGCATAATACAGATATGGGCAGGGACATTTCATGGGGGAGTTCTTTAACAAGAGAAACCCAAAACCACGCTGTTAAATCCAAAATTGCCGTGTCTGCATTAGGCGATATTCAGAGTGTAGTAGAAAACTCTATATACTTAGACACAAACATTTCTGAAAAGTCAAGCAATACTAAAATGCAGAACACAGCTTTCATGCATAGTTTGTATACAGTTTATGAGAGCAACGGACAAAAATACTTGCTTAAACTCTTTGTGGAAGAAGCACTTCCAAATAAAGGCGGAGAACCGTTCTCAAGAGCATATGAATTAAAAGATATAGAAAAAATAGCCGATTTATCTGGCGGTGTTCTCTCACAAAAAGGAGGCTTAACCGAGGATAAATCGACTACCAGTATCAGTATATCCGATTTGTACGCACTTGTCAAGGGCTACGACAAAGATTTTAAGTCTCAACCGTCAAGCAAAGTCGTGAACACAGACGGCACGCCTAAAGTTGTATATCACGGAACAACGGCAAACTTCACTGAATTCAAACCAAGCAACGGCGCACTCGGAAAAGGAATATATTTCACGGATTCCAAAGACTTCGCGAAAGGCTATACATACCAAAACGGAGTGGCGGTCGGAAACGTCATGGAATGCTATCTCGATATAAAGAATCCGTACATAGTGAAATATGCCGATAACTACGATACAGATGCATTGAGAGAAAAAGGTTACGACGGAATATTGCACGAAGCAACCGGAATGTACGTAGCATTCGACCCGACGCAAATAAAGTCTGTTGACAACATCGGGACATTCGACAAAGGCAAAGGCGACATACGCTACTCCAAAGAGCTAATGACGGCAGAGGAAAAGAAGAAAGTCCGCCAAGCAGAAAGAGCGGCATATCTTGAAAGACAGCTCGTCTCAACCGCACCGCTCGGAGGAAAGGCAAAAGCCGTTTCTCCGACAGCAAAAGCCGCAGTAGCAAAGAAAATAGCGTCAGGTATGCCCGGCGTATCGACAGCTCAGGTAAACGAACAGCTCACAAAGTTCTTTGAGGTTATCGAACACCCAAAGGCAACAACACCCGCCGCATACAGAGATGAAGTCCGTCAAATGGCAAATGTCACGGCTCAGAACCTCTACAACGAGTTCCGCATAGAAAACACAAACCCGCTGTATGATGAGTTCAACGATGCATATAACCACATCAAGAGCCTTAAATTCAAGATGACCGACGCTGTAAAAGACGACTTCGGCAAAGAAGCATACAGTGACTTCTACAAGAGAGCAAGAGGAACATTAAAGCTCCGCGTTAACGACGGTATGGCAGTAGACGAGCTGTGGGGCGAACTGTGCAACCTCTATCCTTACTTTTTCAACGAAAGCACCACAAACCCAAGAGAGATGATGGAGCAGATATACGAGGTTCAGTCTTCGCTAAAGAAAACTCCCGGACATCCGTATTACGACATGAGTTCTGAAAACACAGACATATTTTCAGAAGGTGAAGACACCGCAACAGTAAACTCTATAGCGGACGCTCTTGTAGCAGCATACCTTGAAAACGCCAAGCCTACAGTTGCGGCAGAAAACAAATCACTGCGGAACGAAAACAAACGCCTTGCAGAAGAAGCCAACGCAGCAAGGGGAGAAGCCGCCGACGCAAAAACCACGCTTAAAGTAACTATGGACTGGAATCAAGCCGAACTGACTAAAATGTACGGAGATTTCACGCGCCAAATCAGCGAAGAACAAAAGCAGCTGCAACAAGCAAACAGAAAAATCGAACGCTTGACAAACAAGGTGGAAAGAAAAAATGTAAACATGGCTCAAAAGACAGCTCTCAAGGAAATAGGCAGGTTGCATGAGATGTTTACAAATCCCACTAAGCAGAAGCACATTCCGCAGAATCTCAGAGCGGCAGTCGGCAGTTACCTCACATCTTTGAACAACACAAAGCTCTTGAACGGCAAAACCGTAAATTCTCAAGAAATAACTGAAATACTACAATCAGAGCGTGAGAAAATAAACAATGAAGCCGCCAAGGTCATCAACACTTTGTCAGGCAAATTCACAACTGATTCGGAACTGTATCAGGGTAGGTCAACAAGGCAGATAGAAGCACTGAAATTTGAACTTGACAAATTAACCGAGCTTGCTAACGAAAGCCCAAACAGCGGAATTGATTCTTCTAATAATGCCGATTATATCAGAACTGTCACAGACCTTACAAGAATGGTGAACTACCTCGTCAAGCAGTCAAATGACTTCTTCACGGGAACAAGGAAAGTCGAAGCCGAAACCTTTGCGAAGAGCTGGATTGACGAACTTTCCGGTCACAAAACACGTATCGGTGAGACCGGATTTGAGCGAAGCCAGTTCAAAAAGCTGCTTGACGGAGTAGGCTACAGTTTCATGTCAGCGGACTTGTTCTTCTCGACGATGGGAGAACCCGGCAAGGAAATATCAAGCTGGTACAGAAACGCTCAAACGCGTCAGGTGAAGATGAAGCAGGAGTACGGAGAGTATATGTCCGAGCTTCTGGGAGACAATTACAGCACCATCTCCGGAAGCACACAGGCGAAAAAGAACCTGATTGATGTGAAGATTCATGGCAACGACGTAAAAGTATCGAAAAATCAGCTCATGTCATTGTATCTCACATGGAAGAGAGCGGCAGGTCGCAGACACCTTGAAAACGGCGGAGCGGCATTCACAAACGCAAACAACGAGACAAGCAAAGTTTACGTTATCGACGAAGCAACATATAACACACTCATGGAAAAGCTGACAGCAGACGACAAGAGAATAGCAGACGGCATAGGAAAGTTCTTATCGGAAAACTGTTCGGAATGGGGCAATGAAGCTTCAATGCAGCTCTACGGAATCAGGCTTTATGAAGACAGCAACTACTTCCCGATTCGCACACCAAGCGAACTGCGAGACACAAACTTCTCAAACCTCGCAGATACGCATACCATAGAGAACTCATCGTTCACCCACAAGCTCAACAAAAACGCTAACGCCGCCGTAGTCATTGGAGACGTGTTCGATATAGCAGACAGGCACGTAAACGATATGTCAGCTTATTCAGCATATGCGCCGCTCAACAACAGCATGGAAAGAGCCTTCAACGCCAACGGATTAAAGCGTGCGCTAAGTTCAGCATACGGTAACAATGGCGTAAAGTATATGCAGGACTTCATCGACAAAATTAACGGAAACGAACCAAAGCGCACCACAGGAGAGAACGCAAACAAGGTTCTCAATTTCATCTCCAACAATGCGAAGAAAGCGGCAGTTTCGGCTAACATTTCGACAGCATTGAAGCAGCCGTTGTCTCTCGTAAGGTCGTGGCTTGTCATAGACCCCAAATACACCCTCGCCGCGTATGCCCAAATAAGACCAGGCGTAAACAACATAGTTAAGCAAAGCAAGGAATACAACAGAATCCTGAACACCATGAACGAATACTCCGGTATTGCCGTGATTAAGTCACTGGGATATTCGGACACGGGAATAGGAACTACCACACGAGAAACCTATGACGAGCAAAGTCTCAAATCTGCTTATAATAAAGCCAAATATATTAAGCAGTCAGCCGAAGACATTGCAATGAGACCCGCCGAATTTGCGGATGAAATCACATGGGTGCGTATGTGGAAAGCGTGTGAACTTGAAGCTAAGGCAAAATACGGCAATACATTGTCTACCGATGAATTTAACAGACACGTCGCAAACAAGTTCAATGAGATTATCGGCAAGACACAGGTTGTCGATTCGATTCTCGACACTGCACCGATAAGCACCAATAGGTTTTTCAAGACGCTGTACCCGTTCATGAACGAACCTGTAAAGACCGCAGCAACACTCATCTCAGCGGCGGAAAACGTCAGAAACGGCAAAGCAGGAGCGAAAAAACAATTAACAAACGCTATCGGCTGCTATGTTATCTCGAACTTGTTACTTGAGCCTATAGTCTCATCTCTCATCGGTATGTGGAGACACGATTCGCCCAAAGACCCCGAAGACTTCGCAAAGAAATTTTTGGAAAGATTTATAGGCATTAAAGCCGACGGCGAAACAAAATGGACGGACATATTCTCTTCTAACGTCGCTGACGGTTTATTTGCAGTCCCGTATATCGCTCAAATTTATGATACAATCGCAAACAAGTTTAACAATTTTGACCCAGAGCGAATGGATTTACAACCAGTAGCCGACTTAGTAGGAAACGGTATGTACTTTTTCAACAGTCTTTCCAAAGAAGACTATGAAAACCAAAAAACAAAGGCGAACTACGCCACCGACATGATAGCTTCATTGGCACAGATTCTCGGCATCCCCGGTTCTACTCTTAAAAGAGATTTGTCAGCTATAGCAAGAACAGCTGTAGACGCAACAGGGGCTTATGTGGCACAGTGGGAACTCAACAAAGTTTACTACAACCTCGGTAACGTAACCGCAAGAACGAACAAGAACTTCTATGACATCATGGCGAAAGCGTACAATGCCGGAGACACAGAAGCCTATTCGTATATGCTGAGAGACCTTCGTTCCATTCAGACAGGTGCAAAAGCGTTCGGTGTGCCGTACAACAACATTAATAAGTACATCACCGAGCACGGCGCGAAGATAGTAGAAGGCACGGATATGTGGTATGTGTCACTGCAAGCGGAATACGACCTGAACACTTTCGTTCCGAATATGAAAGTTGAAAAACTTGTAACAAGTGTTTACCAAAAAGCAAAGAATGAGAAACTCGACAATTACGAAAACGCAATCTACAAAGCTCCCACAACGAAAGCAAACGCTACGTTCAGTGTGAATAAAGAAGATTACGAAATGACACTTGAAGAATTCGACAACTACATCAGAAACACAGGAGACTTTGCTTACAAGATTACAAACGCACTTCCGTCAAATTACAAGTGGTCAAGTCTGAACACAGCACAGCAGCTCTACGCGCTTGAGAAGACATACGAATTCTCGAAGGCGTATTGGAAGAAAAAGCTCAAACCCGAATATTCTTCTAAGTCAAATTGGATGGATGAGCTTTGCGACAACAAGGTCGACTTCCAAACTTACGCACGCGTCATAATCAATCAAGCGAAAAAATACTCGCCAAAGGATTAATAACACCTCCAAACAGAAAAAGGCAGTCGATGAAATACTCGATTGCCTTTTCTAATATTTTTATTGTTTTCGGCACGAAGCTGTTGTATTTTCCAGTTGCCGGTGATATAATAGCTTTGACTGTATGGGTGAAACAAAAATCGAAAGGAATAAAATCATGGCAACACCCAAGAAAACAAAAAACGGATGGACAATTCTCGTTTATGCCGGGATAGACGAGAACGGAAAGAAGAGGTATCAAAGACTAAGCGCACCGACAAGAAAAGAAGTGGAAAAGCTTGCGTCGGAATTCGACAAAGAAATGGACGGACACAGCGCGTCGAACATCACAATGACCGTAGGAGACGCTGTAGACGCGTATATAGCCGCAAGAGAGACAGCAGGATATTCACCCAAGACAATACGCGAATACAAGGCATACAGGCGCACAGCACTTCAAGGATTGGTTGACATTAAGCTTTACTCCGTGACAGACGAGATGATTCAAAAGGAGATAAACAAAGCCGCTGTCGGTCACTCGCCGAAGTCTGTCTCTTTGTGGTGGGGACTGTTCGGAGCGGCAATACGCCAGTACAGAAAAGGATATGCCCCATCTGTGCTGTTGCCAAGCGTGAAGCGAAAACCCGTAGAAGTGCCGGACGAAACGACAATAAAGAAAATGTTCGCGGAGCTGAAAGGAGACCCGCGCGAAGTCCCGATTATACTCGCTTCCGTGTGCGGTATGAGAAGAGGGGAAATATCCGCACTGGATTTAAAAAATGATATCGACTATCAAAAAGGACTTGTGTATGTAAACAAGGCATATACAAGAAACGAGAACAACATATTTGAACTCAAAGAACCGAAAACCGAAGCGGGAAAAAGAGTTATATCAATTCCGCAGTGGGCGGCAGAAAGACTTTATGTTTACTCAAACAAACATAATTTCAAAATGTACAACCCCAATCAGATAACACAAATGTACGCCCACGTAAGAAAAAAGTATAACCTCACCTGTACCTTCCACGGTTTGAGACATTACTACGCGTCAATCATGCTTGCCCTCGGAGTACCAGATAAGTACGCAATGGAAAGAATGGGACACAGCACAAATTCAATGCTCAAGCATTACCAAGAATCGGTAAAAGAAAAAGATATTGAAATCAATAACGCAATGAATGACTACTTCTCTCGATTAGATGAGACAACAAAAAAGA